GGTCTTCTGCATACCCTATATCTGATAAAAACTTATAATAGTCACCTGGGGGTTTATACCTATCCTGTATGAAATCAAGATAGGCAACTACACTCTCTGACCAGTGGTCAAATTTATAGTAACTCTTGGTTCTGCTGTTGTACAGACCAAATAAGTTATTATACTCTCTACACACCTTTGACCTAAAATGACCTGTCTCGAGAATTGCTTGTGCATAGACTATTTCAGGGTGTTTTACTCCATAATAGTCCATCACAGCAATTAAGTCTTCCTCAGGATTTTCTGATAACAGAAACTCTGGTTGCACTAATTTGACATCCACCACCTCACATTGAGGTGGGTCATCTCCCTTGTAGTGGTCTAAGAGCACTATAGCCCCAAGACCTAATACTACAAGAGAAATGAGTACATTGAATACTCTTTGTTTCATATCTTCTTGTTTAATATTTCTTTTATTTGCAAACAAGCTTTAGTTATCCAATTATTCCCATTTAATGAGAACACATGAGTCTCACCCTTACATTCTTTGGGGTCCCATACTGCATGTATAATGTAGAAAACAAGGAAAACTACAAATACTATAATGTTTATACCAGGGATAAGATACACAAGTACTATGAGCAGTAATGCCCATACAGGTAACTTGAGGTCATACTCCTCTTGTAATTTAGTATAGCAGTAACCAACATATACTTTGACATGAGTATCTTTGAGCACACAGACAGTGATGAGAATAAATATGATAGCTATAATTATCCACCACATACTATTTACCTGCTATATCTTTGAATAGTGTAGGCATTGTGCCATATACAGGCAATTTACCATCCCATTTATAAATCATCATTTGTTGTACAATCAAAGGAGATAAGGATGCAGCAATCTTCCTATTATACTCTGCTTCTGCATCACCCTTGATTTTCAAAGCCTGTGCTTCACCATCTGCTGCTGCAATCTTCTTCTCAGCTTCTGCCTTAATCTTCAATACCTCATTCTGTGCTTTCTGAGCCTCTTGAACTGCTGCATTCTTTGCATCAATAGCATTTACAAGAGTCTGAGGATATTGCAGACCTGAAGTCATTTGCTCTAATTGAAAATTCTCAGCAAGCAACTCCTTAGCCAGTCTTTCCTCAATGGCTTTCTCAAACTCTTCTCTCTTACTTACCAGTTCATCAGTAGTGTAATTATTCAACTGAATTCTGAAAGCATTCCTTACATAGTTGTACAGAGTTGTATTGATAACCTCGGTAATATCCTCTTTCCTATACTTCTTGAATACCTCAGAAGATTTACCATCCACAATCTTCAAGGAGATAGTAGGGTCTACTGTAAATGAGCTACCATCTTTGGCATTGATACTGAATGGAGCATAGTCCACAGTCTGTACAAATGTAGGATACTCATACACAGCAGTAGTAATAGGATTATACCATACTGCACCAGTGACAAGAGTAATGTTATCCACTCCCTTGTCATCACCATAAAGGTTCACTTTGATGCCTTCATAACCAGCATCCACCCTCTCATAACCACAAGAGGTGAACATCACACTTGCCATCACCACAAAGGTGAGCAAAAGTCTTGCAATAAACTTACTTTTCATGTTTTTCTTTCTTTTAATCAATTATTATTAAACATTTGGGTTTTACAATTCATCAAACTCCTTCTGAATTTCTTTGATTCTTGCATCAATCCCGGCTATAGTAAGAAGCTTTAACTCTTCAAAGTTGACAAAGGAGCCATCTATATTGGAATAGCTTCTTTTACAATCAACAACCTCAAGTCTATAGAATCTACATGCTTTCTCCCACCTGTTTTTCTGGTCTTTAAGCCAACTTAATTTCTTGAGTAGCTCCACACCTTGTTTTACCTGTTCCTTAGTCATTCTTTTTAAATTTAATAGTTGTTAAACACTTTGTTTTGATTGAAATAACCACTGTAGCTACTATAATAAGAAACCCAATCACATTTCCTATTGTATTAGGCATTGTTATCATACTAAATCCTACATTAAGTAGGATTGTAAATAAGATAACCCATACCACCAGCTTACTTATTGTACTTATTCTCATACCACTTTAATTACTATTGGTTTATTACACAATATATACTCAAAATGAGAAGCAATCCTTTTATTTACCTCCCAATATCTGTTAGTTCCTCTTTTTCCTCCTTCCTCAGTCAAATCATCCTCATCCCAGAAATTAGCAACACATAACATGTCAAATACTTTCATATCCCCTATTCTCTCAGTCAAATCTCTGAGTATAGCCTCAATAGTTTTACCTGTTAGAACAAAGTCATCAACAACTATTATGTGTGTGTCATCTGATACAGCATATGATATACCTTCAAGATTATCACCATGAGTAGATTCTTCTTTTTTCCTTGACACAGATATTAATACATCCCTATCTTTCCTTTTCAGTATATATGCTATACCACCTGCAAGTATGGAGCCTGAGTGTCCTCTTACTACCAAGATAAGTTTACCTGTTGGGAATACTTTATTAATGGAAGATGCAGCTTCTCTTATATAATCAAAGTTATTTGAAGAGAAATACTGTCCTACAGGATACCACATACTACAAGCATTCTTGAAATACACAAATTCTGCCATATCTCCATCATTTATCTTGGCATTAAGACCATGTTATACTTTTTTTTTAGTCATAATAACCTTATTATTTAATCAGTTTATACTAAAAAAAAAGAAAGGGGCGGGCTTATTCAGCATACTCCTTTCTCTTTGCACTGAGATAATTAATCTCCTAACACTTCATAAGTAAAAGATTTACCTCCTACATGCTCACAGACTCTCTGCAAATGTGCTTCAAGTCTTCGAGTTTTACTCATGTTTGCCCATACTTTAGGCTTAATCCAATATGGACATTCACCTGAGGTCATATATTCATATGCCTCTACACTTATGTTGATGTGCTGACTGGCTGGCTTTGCAATGAGAGGATAATGTTTGAAAGTACCCTTCTTCACTACTTCCAGACCATCTTTGCCTTTCTGCCTCTTGTTAGGCTCAAGGTCTCTCTTGGTTACTAAGTATTTAATAATCTCAGGCTCACTGTTGCGTACAAGAGTGCTCCCCTCCAATTCAATGGTCAGGGAGATTTTAATTGTAGTATTCATTCTTTGTCTATGATAGTTTATTCCTCCTTATCCATCATGTTGCTTATAGCAAGCATAAGTGCAAGCTTTGCATCTTCTGCCGTTGCTTCACCTTTGTTTACCCTAGTCTTCAGCTCCTCTGCTATCTTCACTCGTACAGCGTGCTTCAAGGCTTCAATAAGGCAAATCAGCTCCTTTGCATCAAGGAAGAGAGCACTTGTTACAATCACCTCAATGGGTGCTTGAATAGTCTTGCCCTTGTATCCCTCAACAAGCTTTTTAACTAATTCAGGATTCTTCAGGCTTCCAATTTTTTCACCATCTTTAATGACTCTCTCAGCATCCTTAAAGTGCTGTTCTTTCAATGCTCTGTCAAGGACATAAGCATTCTTTTTTTTTGATTTCCCATCTTCTTTTTTTTAGAAATTAATAATCAATATATGTTTGGTAACATACTCAAAATGAAAAGGGCTACAATATTTCTACTGTAGCCCTAAAGAGGTGGAAAATCTTGTAATGGTATATTTTTATATTGATGCCATATAATAAAGAAGTAACCACTACACACACCAACCTCTATTTATGGGGATGATTGGACTTGAACCAATATACTTTTGTTTACCAGACAAATGCTATAACCGAAGTAACTCTTACAAACACTACTGCTTTACCAGAGAAAAGGCATAGGAGTATGAATTTATTTAGCTACATCCCCATATTGTAAAATACAGTAAGAAAAGCTATTAGACTATTGGATATTTGTGAGTACCTTATTCACGATTATTATCAAATTCAAGTTGAAGTAAGTCTAATATACACTATACTGCATTTAGGGAGGAGTATAGGACTCGAACCTATGACCACTGGTTCCACATACCGAAGTAACTCTATCTGCCACCAATACTACTATGGAACATTTGATAGAGTACATTAAGTGCTCTAACCAACTGAGCTAACTCCTCCATATTGAAAAGAGTACTGTGAGAACAGATGTCAGACTTGGGTTTCCCCAATTTCATACAGGACTTGAACCTATGACATCAAAATTAAAAGTTTTGTACTATACCACTTAGTTAATGAAGTAAGTCTGACAAAACACTACACAGTACTTTTGTTTTATTCTTCAAAGGTATTCTGAATACCTTCCATTGCTGCAATGAATGTGATGAAATGCTCCGAGAAGCCACTTATCTCAGCAGTCCATGCACCTCTATAGTTTACACCCTTTGTATGTGCTGACACATCACAGATATAGTTGTAAGTACCAAAAGGTTTAGGAGTTCTCCTTTCAGGCAAGTCACAGTCTTGAGAGTCTGAGAATACAATGATTCTATTAAACTTCTGACCCTTGAACTTGTCATTACACCATTTAAGGCATTGTCTGGTGAATATACCTCCACTTCCAATTCTACTATTAGTACTATGAATTTGTTCAAAGATTCCAAAACCTTTCTGAGGATAAGGAATATGCTCATGTTTTCCTGTATGAGAGCTGTCATTACCAGCAGTACAAACTATTTCATAGTCCTCACACTGATTGGCTGCTAACATAGCCATAGCACATGCTGCATCATATCTGCTGAAATCAGATTTTGCAGACATTTGAACATGCATGGAGCCTGACACATCCACAATGAAAAGAGTCTTGCCTTTCAGCTTAGGCAAATTAGCATAGCTACTTATCATAGCATCCTCTATCTGTCTGCTGAACTCAGGGTTCATTTTATTTGCTTTCAAGAAGTCCAAAGGCATGAGCATTGAAGATTTCAACTTCTCAAGCCCCTCATTAATCACCTTCTTGTCTACATTTGCTCTTTTCATGTTGGCTATATTTCTCAACATAGCCAGTCCTCCAATTTTACCTTCAGTAATAAGCTTAGTCCAAGACTCCTTCTTATCTTTTCCAGTAGATAGCAGTACTTCCCATGTCTCAGGTGTTGCAAGAGTTCTATCTGCTACTTTCTTGAACAAGGTCTGCTCATACTGATTCTCAGGCTTAGGTCTGCATAAGAACATGACATCTCTCAGCTTAATAGCTGCATCTCTGTCATATTTAGCAAACTTGTATTCATTGAAATTATGGAATGCTTTTGCTAAGCCTTTCTTTGCTTGATTAGCAATAGGTTTCTTACCACCCCTCCAATAAATAGCCAAGAAATCAGTGAGCATATCTGCTCTTGTAATGATTTGTGGCAATAAGTCTTGCACAAACATCTTATGCTCAGGATACTTGCACATCTCCACTGCAAGGAACAAAGGAGTATGCCTCAACTTCTGCATTGTCCTTGCTTCAAGAGCAATGTGATATACATCTTCAGCAGGACATAAAGGAATTAGTCTCTGAATTTCTTCAGCAACCTTCATCCCATCCATATATGCTACATCTTCCCAAAGGAGATTAGCCAATACTGCTCTCCTTAACAATGCAACATTACTCTGTTTAGCTGCTAATGTGCCTGAACCACCAGCCAGTCTTTCTTCCTCAAACTTTGAGGTTTTCTTCAATGACGGATTTACTTTACTCATTTTGTTATCTCCTTTAATTTGACTTTGTAAGATTTGTACTGCCACTGGGACTCGAACCCAGAACCCACAGCTTAGAAGGCTGTTGCTCTATCCAATTGAGCTATGGCAACATAATAAAAATATCTTACAAGAGTTTTCACAACTATTGTAAGATAACAAATAACTAAAATTACTAAATCTTTATACTAAAACATACAATTAATATATATTTATTCCACTCTCGTATTCATCAGGAATATGCTTTTTATATAATTCTAAAGCTAAATTTTCTAATTTAATTTTATAATCTTTATCTGTAGCATAAGGTAATTTGATTAAAAAATCAATATACCCATAATCTACATAATTTGGATATTTATCATATATCCATTTTTTATATGCTTTTATACAATCAGTCCAATGATTAAATTCATAATAAGTATTTTTAGAAGAATCATATAATCCAAGAATATTATTTTTATTTAAGCAAATGGATGAAGTAAACCAACCTGTTTCTAAAACAGATTGTGCTAAGACTATCATATATTCCTCTATTGTAGTTTCTTCTCTTAAATATTTTAAGAGAATTGTATCATTTAATTCACATGTCGGAATTGACATATAATCAAATGATTCTTTAGTATTTATTTGTTGTTCAGTTTTATTATTATTGTTGTTACTTTTATGTGTATATTTAAAATCACATATTAAAGTACATGTTATTATAGTTAATTGAATAACTATAATAGTTAGTATTATTGATATTGCATTTTTCATAACTTTTTCTATTTTAAATTTTTTTTTAATTTATCAAAATCTTCTTTAAATTCATAATAAATTCGAAGTTCACCAAATTCAATGAACCCTTTGTCTTTAGGTTCAATTTCAAGCAAAGTATTTTTAAAATACTCATTTTCTTCTTTATAATTATCAAACTCTTTCATTTTTTTTCTGTACAATGAGTTTGTGTATTCTTTTGCAATTCTATATAAAATTTCATATGTTTTAATATTTAAAGTTAATAATTAATTTTTTAAACATAAATGTATTAGTATTTATCTTTTATTATTAGATAAATACAGTTTTACATTCTTTTTATTGTTTAAAGAAGGATATTTAGTATATACTTCTTTCCTTACTTCCTCTAAATTTAATACAAATAGAGGACAATGTTTGTATATTATTTGTGCAAAGAAGTAATCATTGCACATTACATCTATGTATATTAATGTGTATTTTATCATATTGTTATTTTAAATTTTTATAATATATAATATACATGCAGTATATTTAGCTATATATTATATATTTTTTCTGTTTTATTTAAAAAAAAATAAGGTATAAGATAGAGGGAGGTTTAATTATCCCAAACCTTTATTTATTAAATAATTGATGTTATGAGTAATAAAGAATGCATCACCTCTTCAGATTTATTTACCTAGTTTACTCTAGTTGCCTAGCTTTCAAAGGATTTCAACTTTCAAAAGTTTGAAAGAAAAACCTTCAGGAAGAGTAGTACTACCTTCTGGTAATCTACCTCCTACAAGCTGTGCAACAAATAATGTATCACCTTTTTCAAGTGATACATTAATTCTATTACACTCTACACCTAGTACATTAGCAGTATCTTGATGACCTACTGCTGATGTAAGTGTATTTAGCTTGACATCTTCAAATGCTATTTCACTAACCTTGATTTCACAAGGAAAGTCTTTCAGCATTTGAAGACTGAAAGCATTGGCTAAGTATTTATTATTAGCCATATATTCAAAAGAAATAAAAAGAGGATAAAGTGCATTCCACACTCTATCCCCTAAATTATTAATGCTCAGAGGAATGAAAAAGGGTGCATTGCACCCTTTCTTCTTAGAAGGATGCAAGCACTGGTGCACCCCCATTACCTTCCTCATGCAGGAGCCAGAATGATTTACCATCTGACCCTGTGACATTACTCAGCATAGGATGCTGAGGAATGCCCTTTATTGCTACAGCACCAATCTTGGCACCATAGGTGAAGAATAGCCTGTTGGTCTTAGGATTCTGTTTCACGTCAATTCGTGAAACAGTCATTTTTTCCTTGAACTGCTCTACAGTCAAGGTCTCGTTAAAAATAAGATTTTTTTCCATATTCCATAGTTTAAATGTTTAATAAATATGTTTATGCCGGGGGTAAGGACCCCATTGGCTAAGTGATGGGGGAGGTGTGGTTGGTGTATCCACCACTCATAGAAGTATAATAGATAGAGGTATAGGGGAGGGTGTTTTATATATGGAAAACCACTCATAAAATATAATGGACTTCAAAAAAAAAATTAAAAAAAAAATTTATTTAAAGTATTGCATATATCATTTATTTTACTTATCTTTGCACCGTAGATATAGAGATATGCCTATATGACTTCCATTATACTTATTAAGGCTAAGTTACATGGAACAGAAGTTGGGTTGTAGTCCTCACTTTATATAGAGGACAAGTTGTCCCCAATACTACAAAAACTGCTACTTTATAAGTTAGATTGTGTGAGCAAGCATATCTGAGAAAAGGCACAGGGAATCACACTTTAGGGGGTAAGGAACGGGTCTAATGAAATAAGTAGTTAAAGAGGGGCACAAGCAATTGTTGTCTTGAAGAGTTATGATAGCTCTAAGGGACTTATTATATCTTAAAAATAAAGAAATGAACATTAGAGAGACAATTAAAGAATCTTTGAAGTGGGTATGGCAATTCCCACAGAACATGTTAGCTATATGCCTTGAGGGTATATTGTGTAATGCAGCTACAAGAGGTGTTAAAGAAGATGGTAATCAAATAATATGGTGTGATGTATTGCCTTCTGCTATGTCATTGGGTGATTATCTATTTATGCCTACTAATGCTGCTAAGAAAAGTATAGAGCATGAATGTGGTCATAGTAGACAATCTGATATACTTGGACCATTGTATCTGATAGTCATTGGAATACCTTCAGTAATACATAACATTGTATATACTGTATGCAGTAAATTAGGTCTCAATTGGGATTATTACAAATTCTATACTGAACATTGGTTAATGGGTAGTAGTGATTGATAGCTTGTTTTGAGGAATAGCACTCAAAATCAATCTTAATATTACTCTTCCTGACAATGCAGTAAACACTGATAGTGAGAGAGTTATAAAATAGTTGAAAAATAATTCCTTAAAAATTTGCATATCTCAAAAATTTTACTTACCTTTGCAGTGCAATTAAGGATAAAAGGATATGCAAAACAATAATGGGTAACTAATTGAAATACATAAAGATTGGTTTTGGTTGGTAATTTAGTGTTAGAAGAAATACCACTTGAACCATTGTGTTAAGTAGTATTTCTTTTTCTTTTTATATTGCTGTTTGGTGTAATGGTAGCACTACAGATTTTGGTTCTGTCTGTAGAGGTTCGAATCCTTTAACAGCAACAATAAATGCCCTCTTAGTATAATGGATAAATGCAAAGGTCTTCTAAGCCTTTAATGGGAGTTCGATTACACTGCATAAATAGGGTGTGTAGCATAGTGGTTAATGTGCCTGACTGTCAATCAGGAGATTGGGGTTCAATTCCCCCACATCCTGCCAATGGAGGAGTAACTCAGTGGGACTGGGAACTATCTTGAAAATAGATTGAGCAGTAAAATGCTTGGGGGTCGGGACCTCATTCCTCCGCATGTTTTTTGAAAGGCTGATTAATGGAGAGTAAACCACTAAGGTAGTGGACTTACCTGCTAAGTAGTGTGTGCTGTAAAAAGGCATTTGTTTCGAGTACAATGCTCTCCGCAAATATAGAGTAGTAGGGTAATTGGTTAACCCCCTGCATTTGGGGTGCAGTGATATTGCAAGTTCGAGTCTTGTCTACTCTACTCTACGTTCTTATAGAAATATAAGATGCTCACCCCAGTACAAGAGGGTAAGTGATGCCATCTTTAAGGCATACAAAGTATGGAATGAATGGCAACTGCATACAAGAGAGTTGATAGCCTATACTCTCATATGGGGAATTAAGCTAACTGGCTAAACTGATAGCTTTGCAAGCTATATTAGAGGGTTCAAGTCCCTCATTCTCCACTCATTGTTTTCATGTTTTCATAATGTTAGAGCTTTTGCTTTGGACACTCTTTTGGGCAGTTAGAGGTTAAAGAAACTGCCTCTATTGCTCCTTAGTTCAGTGGTTCAGAATGTCTGTCTTACATACAGAAGGCATTAGTTCGATTCTAATAGGAGCGACTAATAATGGGCATGTCTTCTAATTGGTTAGGAACCCTGACTGATACTCAGGAAATGAAGGTTCAAATCCTTACTTGCCCACTTATATTCTGATGTATTTCAATGGTAGAAAACTGCTCTCATAAGGCAGTAGTTGATAGTTCGAGTCTATCCATCAGAACTAAGTCAAATGCTCCTATAGCTGAATTGGTTAAAGCAATAGTCTCTTAAACTATGGATTCAAGGTTCAAGTCCTTGTGGGAGCACATATTCCCCTATAGCTGAATGGTAAAGCTGCACACCTTTAATGTGAGGATTATAGGTTCGAGTCCTATTGGGGGAACTAAAATGGGTACATAACAGCAGCAGACTGTAAATCTGCCCTCCTTTAACAAATTGCTGTATTGGACTTTGGAGTAGGGGAGTTCGAGTCTCTCTGTGCCCACATAATGCTCCTGTGGTGGAATTGGGATACACACTGACCTCAAAAGTCAGAGCTTGAAATAGAGATTAAGAGTTCGACTCTCTTCAGGAGTACAATATACCCTCTTGATGGAATGGTAGACATGCCAGACTTAGAATCTGGTGCAGTAATGCGTGTGAGTTCAAGTCTCACAGGGGGTACAAATAATTGAAAAATAATTAGCATTTTATTTGCATATTCCAAATAAAATACTTACCTTTGCATTATCAAATAAAACAATAAAGGCTATGTATGGTGATGATATGTTACTAACACCACTTGAAACAATGAAGCAAGAAAACCCTAATATGAACCCTTCTGAGTTCTTTATTAGCTTCTTGAATAGACTTGAAGGGTGGAAAACAAAGTGTAAAAATTTGCATTGGGCAGCACCTAAGAAGAATATACATGTGTATCTTGATGAGTTTCTAAGCATACTTTCAGGCTATCAAGACAGTCTTGCAGAAGGATACATGGGAATACTTGGTAAGATGCAACCTAATGTTATAAAAGGTGTTCCAAGTGATGCCCTTAATGCTATAGACTTCATAAATGAAGTAAAGGGTGCTACTATAGTATTCTATGATAAGATACCACAGGAGACTATATATAAAGGTATTACTTCAGAGTGCGAGACATTTATTCAGAATATTAACAAGTATAAGTATCTATTTGAACTCTGTGATATTAGACCTTACTAAATAATGGCTCAATGGTGGAATTGGTATACACAAGGGACTTAAAATCTCTTGCCCTTAGGGATTGAGGGTTCAAATCCCTCTTGAGCTACAATGGCTTCTTCTTTCAATTGTTAGGAAACTGGCTTTGTAACCCAGTAATGTCAGTTTGATTCTGACAGGAGCCTCAACAAGTTAGTAAAAGCTGTATTCCATCAGTGAGAGGCTAACACTCCTTAGTCCAATGGAAACCCCAAAGTGAGCTGACACTATAACGAGCTATATGGGTGGGGAAGTGAAGGAGGGTGCAAGATAAGTAGTGACTTGCAAAGTCAGAGTACCAATGACTCAAATCTCTGACAAATGCAGGTATAGTATAAAGGTTAGTATGTGACACTTCCAATGTCAATGTGACAGTTCGAGTCTATCTATCTGCACTAAACATTGCGGGGAGAATTGGTATTCAATCCAGTCTCATAAGCTGGACTTCGTAGGTTCAATTCCTACCCCCGCAACTAATTTTAGTTAAGCTATGGAAGAAATTGAGAAGAGCAAAATGGTAAGAACTAAGGAGGTTTCTGAAACTAATGTGGTTCACCAAATAATGACTGCAATAGCAGCTAATACAATTAGGGAGATTGTAAAAACTGCTAATGAGGAAGGGGTAAAAAGAGAAGACATTGTTTCCCTTCTGAAGGAAAATGGTCAATTTGTGTTAGTGTACTACAAGTAATAACATAATATTGTGAAATATGGAAGAGCAGAAGAAAATTGAAAGAGACCTAATGAGTCAAGAAGAGTTTGAGGATTATATCTCAAAAGGTATCACAGTTCTACACTTGATTACCTATGATGGAGTTCATAGATTTAAGTCAGTTAGAAGAGCTATGAGAAGAGGACATGTGACTGCTGAGGGTATTGTAATGCCAAGAAGACCTTTCGATAATAGAGTTAATACAAGCAAAAGGAAGGGGGTACACAGTAGAAGTACTAATGAGTTAAAGAAGAAGATTTATGGACAACTTAAACAATACCAAAGAAGAGCATCCTAAGGAATACTATGATGCAGTTCCAGTGGTCTATTGTAAGAATTGTCTCTCATTAAAAGTCATGGTCCTTAATGATAAGGTAGACTACTGTGATGAATGTGGATGTACTGACACAGACTCTACAGATATAGAGTCTTGGAGGGAGATGTATAAAAAGAAGTATGGTAAACCTTTTTAATAAATAATAAAATGGAAGAGATGAAAGAAGCAAAAGAAGAAATGAAGCCTACTCCTGAGGCTGCAAGACCTGAAAAGATGTCTTATGAGCAACTTGAAAACATTGCTCATCAGTTGAGTAACCAAGCAAAGCAACTGTATGCAAAATTGCAGGAAGCCAATATGGCTAATATGTTCAAGAGACTTGATTACCTGTTCAAGGTAGTGGAGAATGCATATGCCTTTAGTAAGGAGTTTGTAGCTAAGTGTGTGGCTGAGATTGAAGACCTAATGACAGTTCCTGAGACTAAGGAGGAGACAGAAGATAAACCTGAGGAGTAATGCCATACAAAGATGCTATCAGAAGTAGAGAATATAAAAGGCAATGGTACTTAAATAATAGAGATAATATCTTAAAGAGAGCAAAAGACTCATATCATAATAATCCTATTCCAAAGAGACAGTATTCTAAAGAATATAGAGAAAATAACTCCTTAAAGGTAAGGAGTAGATATGAGAGGAAGAAGATGGGAGATATTGAACAGGTTCTTAAGAGGAGAGATAGAAGCAAAGAAGAAGTTATACTTTCAAAAGGAGGTAAATGTGAGATTTGTGGATTTAAGTATAATGGTGAAAATGCCGCTTGTTTTGATTTTCACCATATAAATCCCAAAGAGAAAAAGTATAATCCTTCTACCGCCCTGAGACTCTCAAAAGAGAAGAGAGATGAGGAACTTTCAAAGTGTCTATTAGTTTGTGCTAATTGTCATAGATTAATTCATGCTAAAAGAAATGATAAACAAAAGACCAAATAATATAGTAAGAGTACCTTGTTCTCTGTCAAAGAACTTCTTTAGGTATTGGTTCATGTTTCTTGAGCCTTTTCATAAATTAACTGATAGAGAGATTGATGTAATCACAAGCTTTGTAAAGCAAAGATATGAACTCAGTAAAGTTATTAAGGATAATGACATTCTTGATAAGGTTACAATGAGTGAAGATACTAAAAGGAAGATAAGGGAAGAGTGCAATATCACTCTTCCTCACTTCCAAGTGATTATGGGAAAACTGAGAAAGAATAAGGTCATAGTTGATGGTAAGATAAACCCAAGGTTTATCCCAAACATTGATGAAGAGACTGGCACTTTCCAACTACTGTTACTTTTTGAATTGAAATGAATTATCATGATATAATTGGCAAGGTCTCACAAGAGATGGGTCTACCACCTGAAGTGGTAGATACAGCCTACAAATCTTATTGGAAGTTCATAAAACAAACTATACAGTCCTTACCATTAAAGGATGATATTAGTGAAGAGGACTTTACTAAACTAAGAACAAATTTCAATATCCCATCATTAGGCAAATTGACTTGTACATTTGATAGGATGATGGGTGTTAAGAAAAGATTCAAATATATTAAGAGATTAAGAGAAAATGTTGAAAGTTAAAAAGATACAGCCAATGTTTACCTCGCTTATCACTACAATGGATAAGTACGAGGGGGATGTGAGGACATCTGGAGGATTGCTTGATGTAACTAAGCAACAAGGTGGACTAAAGGAGTATCAGACTGTGCTTGCAATTGGTAGTTCAGTAAGAGATATTAAAGTTGGAGATTTGGTTTGTGTAAACCCTACAAGATTTGCTGTCAAGCAACATCAGGCAGGCACACTCAAGGATGGTGTAGTTACTGACAATCCTGTAGTAAAGTATAACTTTGATGTGATTGAGATGGATGGTAAGCAATGTCTTCTACTTCAAGATAGAGATATTGATTTCATAATTGAGGAATATGAAGAGGTTCCAGACCCAACTCCTTCAACCTTGATTAAGCCAGAAGAGAAGAAGCTGATTGTATAATTATAGGAGAGCCTGTTGGGAAAATTAAACCTGACTGGCTCTTTTTCTTTTATTTTAGTTATGTATAGTGTTTATGCACATATAAATAAGCTGAATGGTAAAGTTTACATAGGTCAATCATCATCACCTAAGAATAGGTGGAAAGGAAGAGGAATATCTTATAAGGGCTGTCATCACTTTTATCATGCTATAAAGAAATATGGCTGGGATAACTTTTACCATGTTGTACTATTATCTAATCTGACTAAAGATGAAGTAAATAGAGCAGAATCTATTTTAATAAATTATTATAGCAAACTTAATATTAGCTATAATATAGCCCCCGGGGGGTTTGGTATAGTAGGTCTCAGAAGTGAAGAACATAAAAGAAATATAAGTAAGTCATTGAAAGGTAAACCAAAGTCAGAAGCAGCCAAGCAGCACATGAAGGATAATGCTACTCATCATGGAGGCAAAGAAGTAATTATGTTTAGCAAAGATGACAGCCCTATTAAAATATTTAAGACTTGTGGATTAGCTTCTAAAGAGACAGGTATAAAAACAACACATATTGCAAGGTGTGCAAGAGGAGTTAGACCATCTGCTGGAGGATATAAATGGAAATATAAGGAGGATTAGATATGATGAGGTTGCTAAAATATGAGGGATATAAAGTAGTTATTGACCCTGAAATATTAGTATTGAAGCCCTTTAGAGATTTATGGAAAAGAGATAGAACCAAAGAAAAGGAGAGGGCATTATTAGAGATTGCTTTTATTTACTTTATGGTGGACCCAAGAAGTGATTATCAGTATCTTACTGATGAGGAACAGAGAAAGCACGCTATTAAGGAAGGTGAAGGATTGCCTGAGAAATGGGAACCTGATAAAGTAGTATTAGCTGCTATGGAATTTTATAATAGTTTCAAGCCTACTTCTGCACTTCTTCTTGAAGACACAAGATATGCAGTTGATAAATTAAGAAAGCTGTTGAGAGACATAGACCTTACACAGACAGATGACAAGGGTAAGCCTATATATACACTGAATACAATTACAGCTACTATCAAACAAGTTCCATCACTTGTAAAGGATTTGGATGATGCTGAGAAAGCTATAGCCAAGGAATCTATGGTAGCTGGTAAGATGAGAGGTCAAGGTGAGAAAACGATTTTTGAGGATACATTGAATATATGAAAACTTATGTTGTTTATAGTCATAGATGCCTAATAACTGATAAAGTGTATATCGGAATTACTTGTCAAAATCCTATTAATAGGTGGGGAGGGGGTAAAAACTATAGAGGATGCACTCACTTCTATAATGCTATACTTAAATATGGCTGGGATAATTTTGAGCATACTATATTAGCAGATAATCTAAGTAAAAGAGAAGCCTGTGTCATGGAAAAGCAATTAATATCTCAATATAAACTTGTGGGATTAAGCTATAATATAACTGATGGAGGAGAAGGAGTATCTGGGCTACAGCATTCAATTGGTACAAGGAAAAGGTTATCTACAATTAGGAAAGGTATTCAATTTTCAGAAGAGACTTTAAGAAAAATGTCCAAATCCCATATTGGAAAGAAACTTACTTCTAAAGTAATAGCCAAAATATCAAAACCAGTAATTCAATTGGATTTAAGTGGTAATTTTATAGCAAGGTGGGACTCTATATCAGATGCTTGCAGAGTTTTAGGATATAAGAGCCATAGTAAAATTTCAGAATGTTGTTATAATAAAAGAATGCTGAGAGGTAAGATAGTTCAAAAGCCTACTGCATATGGTTACAAATGGAAATTTGAAGATTAATAAATAGAAGATGGACTAAACATTTAAGGTATGAAAGCAGAAGATATTATAGAAGGACTTAACAAGTCTATTGAAGATAAGAGAGATGCACTCAAGATAAAGACTACTGGACATCTTGTACTTCAGAGGATTGTAAAGCCACATCAAACATTTAAGGCATACAAGGAATATGAGTCTGTAATATGGTTTGTAAAGGGTGGCAAGAAGTATAGAGTAATAACAGTAAAAGAGACTGCAAAAGTCCTTGATGGTCAGGAAGAGGCTATGATTAGAAGGATGAATGTAGAGCTTAGTAGACTGATATTCAATTGGATAGGCTGTAACTTCTATGAACAAGTTATAAAGGGAGAGTACAATGGATATACTGATGAATAAATATCAAACTCAAATAACTGATGAGTTACTTAGTGGATTGCCACAAGAAGTACAAGACCAGTTATTAGACATAATCAATAATGTAGAGTTTGTTAAGAGATTGATTTCTCCTGCAAGACAATATGCCAAAGACAGACCAAGAGACTCACAAGGTAGAATAATAGTAGATTTGGTTAATCCTCATATTCTTGAGGATATGGATTACTTTAGACCTACTGCACTTCACTATAAGAAGTATGGGTGTTTTACAAGTCTAAGACCTAATGCCAATCCTAATAGTGAGTATGGTAAATGGATTAGACAGGAGAGAGATAGGTGCTGGAATGGATATGTAAGAGAGTCTGATGGTGAGTGGATTACTGGACCTCTTTACTTCTATATGAATTATTGTCCTATTGTACAATCAAAGATTAGAAAAGGTACTAAGCAGGCAGATAGAATTGTAGACTTCCCTGAAATGTGGGAAGGCATTTATTGGAGATTTCATTATATGGAGCAAGCCAGAAGTGGTGGTCTGTATAATGACTTCTTAGGTGGTAATCATGGTGCAGAGTTAGCCTCCAGAGGTAAAGCTTTTGCGTATTCACAAGATGTGGAAACTCCTAAAGGTAGAAGAAAGTGGGCAGATATAAATGTAGGAGATACTCTCTTTGCCCCTGATGGTACTACTACTAAAGTAGTAAACATTCCTTTTGATGAGGAACATGATGTATATAAGATGACACTCATTGATGGTAGAGTTATTTTTACTACATTAGAGCACTTATGGAAGATTAACAAGAATGGTGAAAATTGGAATAAGTTGTATTCTACCAAGGAAATATTGGATAGTAAACATGTAAATAGATTTGCCATAGAAGTATCCAAAGGTGTGGACTATGAGTACAAAGAAATTCCTATACAGCCTTACTTGTTGGGATTAATGTTAGGTGATGGGTCATTTACTATAAGCAAATATAATCAAGCTCAATTTACTTCAAGGGAAGAGGATGTTTTGGTGTATAGTAACCTCTTGCATATACCTTTCAAAAGAGTAGGTAACACTAAGATGCAATGGTTAATAGATTATCCTGAGTTTGGTAAGAAAGCAAAAGAACTGAATCTTCATGACAAGGTATCAGATACCAAGTTTATACCTGATTGTTACAAGTATAACTCAAAGGAAGTAAGAAAGCAAGTTCTTTTAGGGCTATTTGATACTGATGGTACTGTGCATGATAGTGGAAAACCAGAGCTATGTACTACTTCTAAACAGTTGGCAGAAGATGTTTGTTGGATAGCAAGAAGTTTGGGGTATAATGCTTCCTATTGGATAAAGTTTCCTAAGTATATGTATGAAGGAGAACAAAGAGTAGGCAAGACTTGCTATATAGTGTATGTGTACACTAATGATTGCTTATTTAATCTCCCAAGAAAGATTAAGTTATGTGGTAAAAGAGGTATAAGATTAGATAGTAGAGTGTGTAAAACTTCTATAAAGTCCATAGAATATTCTCATAGAGAAAGATGTAAATGTGTAACTGTAGATAGAGAGGATGGACTATTCTTGATAGGAGATTTTCTAACTACGCACAACAGTAAATCCTATTCAATGGCTTCAATTCTTACTCATAACTTTGTATTAGGTGAGAATAGTACAGCCTGTGAAGAGATTGTATCTATTGCTACAGCTTATCAGAAAGAGTACTTGACAAAGGATGGTGTACTTAATAAATTTGTCTCAATGGCTAATTTCTGTGCTGAGCATACTCAGTTTCCAAGAAAGAGACTTAAATCATCTCTTCAAGACATGGTTTGGAAAATGGGATATAAGGATTTGGAGCTTGATATTGAGAAGGGTACACAAAACTCAGTATTGGGAGTATCATCAAAAGACGATGAGTCCAAATTAAGAGGTAAGAGAGCTGCATTTATTGGTATCGAAGAGTTTGGTTGTCATATAAAGGGTACTAAAGTTTTAATGTATAATGGTTCTATTAAGAATGTAGAGGATATTGTAGTAGGGGATATATTGATGGGGGATGATAATACTCCAAGAATAGTGCAAGAACTGTATAATGGTACAGACCAGTTGTATAAAATAACACTATCAAATGGAGATTATCAAATAGTGAACAGTCATCACCCAGTATATTTCAAAAAGTATAATTGGAACAATGGCACTTACACAGAACATACCTTAACTGCCCCCGAACTTTTAGAGATTAAGAACTTGGATAAAGGATATTACATACCAAAGGCAATAATACACTTTCCATACACTCCTGTAGCTATAAATCCTTATTTCTTAGGATTATGGTTAGGTGATGGAGACTCAACAAGACTGGATATTGCTAATGAAGATGCAGAAGTGTTGAGTTGGTTATCAGATAATTATGAAGGTACTATAAGAAATTTAAGTCAGTCTAACTCATGTAAGGTATTTCATATAAGCAAATCTACTCATGTATATAATAGGCTTTTTTCAGAATATGACTTGTATAATAATAAGCATATACCACAAGATTATAAGGTAAATGCTCCAGAAGTGCAATTACAGGTTATTGCTGGGCTAATAGATACTGATGGTACTTATAATTCTAAGAAGAACTTCTTTGAGATAACCCAGAGATATGATAGAAAACACATATTGGATGATATGAAATTCATGTGTGAATGTAATGGGCTTAAATGTTCCATGACTTCAAGAGTTGGTACTGGAAAGAAGAAAGGTATTCTGCATTATAGACTTAGAATTAGTGGAGACTTATCTATTATTCCAACTAAGATAAGCAGGAAAAAGAGCATAAGAGCTATGTCATATAAGAGCAGAAAATGTTGGAATGATTATACTTTTAGAGTGGAACCTTATAAAGTAGATGAGTATTATGGATTTACAGTAGATAAGAATCACCTGTTTGTATTAGGTGATTTAACTATTACTCATAATACATTTCCAAGACTTATTGATTTGTATAATGTAATGCTTCCTTCTGTACAGGAAGGTGATTATGTGTTTGGTCTTATGTACCTACAAGGTACTGCTGGTGATAATGAATCAGACTTTGCTGGTGCTCAGGAGATTATGTATAGCCCAAGAGGTTATAATATATATGCTTTACCTAATGTGTATGATAAAAACAATCAAGGTAAAAGATACTTCGTATTCTTCTTTCCAGGGTATATCAATAGAAAAGGGTGCTACAATAAGGATGGTGTATCTAATGTAGTACAAGCACTGATTGAGATATTGATGAACAGGTATAGGGTTAAGTATAACTCTACTGACCCTAATACTGTAATCAAGACTATTGCTGAGGTTCCTATTACTCCTGCTGAGGCTATTGTAAAGACTGGTGTCAATATGTTCCCAGTAACTGACCTTACTGAAAGATTAGGACAATTGGATGCAAACCCAAGAGAATATGATGATGTATATGTGGGTGACTTGACTATCAATAGCAGTAAGGAGGTGGAATTTAAGCCTACTTCAGACCAACCTATAAGGGAATTTCCACATAAGGATAACAAGATAGAAGGTGCTATTGAGATATATAAGCTGCCTGAGAAAGACAGGTCAGGTAGAGTATTTGATAATAGATACATATTAGGATGTGACCCTTATGATGATGATGAGTCAAATACTATGTCTCTTGGTTCTGTATATGTACTTGATTTATGGACTGATAAGATAGTGGCTGAGTACACAGGTAGACCATTATTTGCAGATGACTTCTATGAGATTTGCAGAAAGATGTGTCTATTCTACAATGGCAGAATGAATTATGAAAATAACAAGAAAGGATTATTTGCATATTTCTCGAAGATGAATTGCTTGTATCTGCTTACTGATGTACTTGACTTCTTGAAAGACAAGGATATGGTCAAGGGTAGTTCCTATGGAAACAAGGCTAAGGGTACTAATGCTACAGCAGCTATAAATGCTTATGCAAGAAACCTGTTAAGGTCTTGGCTATTAAGACCAGTTTCTGTAATACAAACAATTGATGGTGAAGACCAAGAAGTAATGATTCCCAATCTATATACTTTAAGGTCAAGAGCATTGATAAAGGAGCTTATACTGTACAATTCAGAAGGTAACTTTGATAGAATCTCATCTATGGGTATGCTTATGTTGCTTAGAGAAGATAAGATGATTCTCTATAAGGGTGAGGTAAGCAAGAGTAAGGAAGAGGATGCCTCTGCTTCATACTTAGGCAATGACCCATTCTTCAAGACTAACTATGATGCAAGATTCAAACAGTAAATTTAGCAAAAATAGATGTGGATACTTAATAAATCACTTATATCCTTGCACAAGTGAAGATTTTTACTTATTTTTGCAGGAAATAAAATGAATCAATATGTCTGAATTAATGAATTTACCACCACAACAACTGCCTTTTAGTAAGAAGAATAAGGCTTGGAGAAAGAGGCACTTAGATTGGGCAGACAGCAAGACTTTCTTTAACTATAGTCTTGTGAGAAAATCTGTGATTCATAAGAAGATTAACTATGACTTGTTGAATGGCAAGCTTCACATGACAGACTTGGAGCTTGTACTGAACCCTGAGAATATAAGAGCTGGTTTTGTACCTGATAGAATACAACACTATCCTATCATGAATAGCAAATTGAATGTTCTTAGAGGCGAGGAATCAAAGAGAGTATTTGACTATAGAGTAGTAGTTACTAACCCTAATGCCATCTCTGAGATTGAGAATAACAAGAAAGGAGAATTACTTCAAAGACTTCAGCAACTTATAGCTGATACATCACAGTCAGAAGAGGAGTTTAATCAGGAGCTTGAGAAGCTGAATGATTATTATACTTATGAGTGGCAAGATATGAGAGAGATAAGAGCAAATGCTCTTCTTAATCATTATGTAAAAGAGTATAATATTCCTCTACTGTTCAATAATGGCTTTATGGATGCTATGACTGTGGGGGAGGAGATATATCAATGTGATATAGTAGGTGGAGAACCTGTTATTGAAAGACTTAATCCATTAAAGGTAAGAATCTTCAAGTCTGGGTATTCTAATAGGATAGAAGATGCAGACATGATTATCATAGAGGACTATTGGAGTCCAGGAAGAGTAATAGATACTTACTATGATGTATTAAGTAAGAAAGACATGGAATATATAGAAAAACTGCCTGACCATGTTGGTCAAGCCTCTGTAGATTCTATGGATAACATTGATGAGAGATTTGGGTATGTGAATAATCACATGGTAGGAGAAGAGATAAGTACTGATGGATTCTATTTTGACCCATTCAATTTATTCTCAGACTCCATCTCAAATTCCCTTCTTCCTTATGACTTAGCTGGCAACCTTAGAGTACTTAGAGTATATTGGAAGTCAAGAAGAAGAATCAAGAAGGTTAAATCTTATGACCCAGAGACAGGAGAAGAAGTATATAACTTCTATCCTGAGACTTATATCATTGATAAAGATGCTGGAGAAGAGGAACAGATTTTCTATATAAATGAGGCTTGGGAAGGTACAAAGATTGGTACTGACATTTATGTGAATATGAGACCAAGAGTTGTACAATACAATAGGCTGTCAAACCCATCAAGATGTCACTTTGGTATTATAGGTTCTATATACAACCTCAATGACAGTAGACCATTCTCTCTTGTAGATATGATGAAGCAGTATAATTACTTGTATGATGCTATTCATGATAGACTGAATAAGATGATGGCTAAGAACTGGGGAAAGATACTGAAGCTTGATTTAGCAAAGATACCTAAAGGATGGGATGTTGAAAAGTGGATGTATTATGCAAAGGCTAATGGTCTTGCAGTTGAAGATAGCTTTAGGGAAGGTAATATTGGTGCTTCAACAGGTAAACTTGCAGGTGCTCTTAACAATGCTTCTTCTGGAGTAATAGATGCTGAGTTTGGTAATTCAATACAGCAACAGATTAATCTCCTTGAGTTTATCAAGATGGAGATGTCAGAAGTAGCAGGTATTACAAGACAAAGAGAAGGTCAAGTAAGTAATAGAGAAACTGTAGGTGGTGTAGAAAGAGCAACTCTACAATCCTCACATATCACAGAATGGTTGTTTGTACAGCATGATGATGTCAAGAAGAGAGTTTTAGAGTGTTTTCTTGAAACAGCTAAAATAGCACTCAAAGGTAGAAGCAAGAAATTTCAATACATATTGTCAGATAATTCAATAAGAGTTATGGAGATTGATGGTGATGAATTTGCAGATGCTGACTATGGATTGGTAGTTGATAATAGCCAAGGTATTCAAGAGTTATCACAGAAACTTGATATATTGGCACAAGCTGCACTTCAAAATCAAACATTATCCTTCTCAACTATTATGAAGTTATATAGCTCAAGTTCACTTGCTGAGAAACAAAGACTTGTTGAAAAGGATGAGCAAGCTATCCAAGAAAGAAATGCTCAAGCACAGCAACAGCAATTGGAGTCTCAACAACAAGTTGCTCAAATAGAGGCTGAACAAAGACAGGCTGAGTTACAGCAAAAAGAACAAGCCAATATCAGAGATAATGAAACTAAGTTAATGATTGCTCAGATACAATCAAATAATAAATCTGATGATGGTATTAAAGAACAAGAGTTCTCTGAGGAAGCCAAGGCTAATCTGATGGAGAAAATGAGAGAATTTAATGAGAAGCTGAAACTTGATAGAGAGAAATTAAATCATGATAAAAAGAAACATGAGGACGAACTTAGTGTAAAGAAACAAGCATTAAGAAATAAAAATAATAATAAAAAATAATATATAATGGGTGAAATAAGAAAACTTTCTAGTAATGAATTGGTTGGTGGTACTGAAAATAAAGATGTATATCCCATAACTGCTGTTAAAGCTGTTTATGATGATAATAATGTTAGACTAGATAATATACTTAAAAAGAAAAGTTTAGTTAATATTACTTATTATTATGCTAAAGATAATGTTGTAGAAGTCTTAAATTTATTAGAAGCTATTAAATTAGTACCTTTAACTGACAGAATACCTGGATTTCATGGTACATTCTTATCACCTAATGGTTGGGTAACATGTAGATTTGAAGGAGAAAATATTACTACTGAATGGGAAGATGCTACTAAATGGTACATTTTTAAAGATTCAGAATCTATAGAAATATCCCAAGAATTAGGTAATAATATTAATACAGTAGTTAGTCAAAAAACTATAACTGATGAATTTAATAATATTAATAATGAAATTACATCTGTAATAACAGATATAGAAGAAGTTCAAAGAAATACTAATCAGGCATTACAAGAAACTAAAAAAGATGTTAATAATAATTTATTATTATTTAATAATTATGTAAATAACAGTAATTTAATTAATTGTTTTGAAAGAATAGTTTGTATAGGAGATGAATTAGTAGCTGGATATACTAATACTGGATATACTCCTTCTGAAATTACTTCAGATGTAGCTAGAATTTCTTCTAGAAATATAGTAGGATATTTGAGAAAAATTACTAATATAGATATTATTAACTTAGGGTATGATAAGGCTACTGTTAGAGATTGGAGATATTCTACTCCAGAAACTTCTAATAACTTTCATGATTGTGCTTTAGATTATGCTAATATAAAAGGTACTCAAGCTTACTTTATAATGTTAGGAGCTAATGATACTAGTACTGAAGGAAGTGTAGGTGATGTAGCATCTGATTATAACAATAATTCTGATTCTTTTTATGGTAATTATGATTATATAGTAAGAAGATTACATGAAATAAAACCTAATGCTCATATTTTTGTTTTTGCCTTAACTGGGGTTAATAAAAACTCTACATATAATAATATTATAAATGACATAGCTTCAACATATCCAGAATATTGTCATTATATAGATATTAATAATGATTGTTTTTTTACAGACAAAATATTCCAACAAGTATATTCAGGGTCTTATTATTCTCCTTTAGGTTATAATATTTTAAGTAATGTAATTAAAAATGCTGTAAGTAATTATATTTATAATAAACCTAAAGCATTTTTAGGAATACCTTATACTGCAGATACTAGATTAAAAGGGTCTATAGATATAGAAAGTTTAGTTTTAACATCTAAAAAGATTAATTTATCTGTAAATTCTTATGAAACTATATATGCAAAAGCTATACCAGACACTACTTCTGATAAAGAAATAACATGGAAAATAACTGATGGAGACCCGACTTGTATAGAATTAATAGCTAGTAAAACAAATGTCTTTAGAACAATAAAAGGTTTAAAGCCTGGTACAGTTACTTTAACAGCTACAGAAACTATAAGCAATTGTAGTACTTCTTGTATTATTAATATTAGTTAGAATATGATTAATAAGATTAAAATAATTATAAAAATATTTATAATAATATTTTTTATAGGAAGTATTGCAAGTATTTGCTTACTTTATAAAAATAATAAAAATTTAAAAGAAGAAGTTTCTATAATTACTGCTAATCAAAAAGCATTTATTTCAGAAAATTCTTCTTTAAAAGAGGAGAATAGAGTTTTTAAATTTACTGTAGAACAATTAAATTATTATAATGATTCTATTTTACAAAAAATGAATGAAGTTACAAAAGAATTAAAGATAAAAGATAATAATTTAAAACAAATGCAATATTTATTATCTAAGGCACAACGCGTAGATACTTTAATCTTTACTGATACTTTATTTATAAATTCTACAGTAAATATAGACACTATGATAAAAGATGATTGGTATCAATTAAATTTAGGACTAAGATACCCTAATACTATTATAGCTAATCCTAGTTTTATTAGTGAGAAATATATAGTATTTAATTATAAAAAAGAAACTATTAATCCTCCTAAAAAATGTGCAATAGCCAGATGGTTTCAAAAAAAGCATAAAGTAGTAGAAGTTAATGTAATAGAGAAGAACCCTTATATAGAAAATAAACAACAAAAATTTATTGAAATTATAAAATAAATAAATATGATAGATTTTAATATAATTATCACAGGTATTGTGGGTTTAGTAACTACTGTAGTAGGAAGCTTTCTTTCATGGATTTTAGCCAGAAGAAAATATAATACTGAAGTTAATTCTAATGAAATAGAGAATTTAAAAAATTCATTAGAATTTTATGAAAGTATTGTAAAGGATAATAATGAAAAATTACAATTCTATATAAAATTAGCTGAAGATAATAGAATTGAAGTATATAGATTGAAAGAAATAGTCCATAAATTATTGAATAATTCTTGTCTTCAAGAAGAGTGTATTAGTAGAAAATTTTATACTGAAGACCAGATTAGAGATATTTTAGGAGAAACTAATTATAATAGAAAAGGAGAGTAATATGAAATTAAAAGTTATAAGAAAATATTTTAAAGATACTTATACCATAGGTAAATTATATGTAAATGATAAATATTTTTGTGATACTTTAGAAGATAAAAATAGGGACCTAAATAAAAATGGTAAGTTTGATAATGGTGAAGTAAAAGTTTATTCAGAAACTTGTATTCCATTTGGCACTTATAATATTAAATTAACATATGCACCTAAATTTAAAAGAGAGTTACCTTGGTTACAGAATGTACCTCATTTTAGTGGTATTTTAATTCATAGAGGAACAACTTCTAAAAATACTTCAGGATGTATTTTAGTTGGGGAAAATAAAGTAGTAGGTAAATTAATTAATTCTGCTGATTATGAACAAAAATTAGTTAAGTTACTCAAAAAAATTGAAACTAAAAAAGAACCTATAAGTATAGAGATTGTTTAATTTTTTAATTATAATATATTATGGCTAAGAAGAAATGTTGCGGTAAAGGTAGAAAAAAATAAATAATTATTTTATATTTATTTAATAATGGCACAGATAAATAATAAAAAATATAAAATAGCTTTATTAGCTATTAAATATATTCCAGTAGTAATATTTTTAATTATGCTTATTCATACAGGATTATTGATATTTAATATTGAAGGTCCTTTTGCAGACACTATTGCTGGTAGTGCTATTATACCGTCATTATTAATATTATCTATTTCTAGTTTATTTAAATTTTGTGCTCTTCATAAATCTTTAACTATATATTCTTTATTAGTAGATTTATGTATAAATTTTCAAAGATATATAGGATTTGGAATTTATATAGTCTATTTTAGAATAATAGTATTTATTATAGGATTAATATTATTAATAATACTAATTATTAAATTTAAAAAATATCATAATACTTGTTGTAATTTACATTAATTTAAATAATATGATACAAATAATTAAGTCTTTATTAAATCAAATAATAGAAGATATTGATTCAGGTAATAGTAATATTTCTGAAGAAGAAGAATTAAAAATAATAAATACATTAAAGTCTTATACAGATAAGACAGAAAGAATGAGTAAATATAAAGCATGTTTATATTTAAATTGTAGTAGAGCTACTTTTGATAATTATGTAAAAGATGGTAAATTACCTAAAGGCAAGCATGATATTGGTTTTAAAGAATTATCTTGGAGTAAAAAAGATTTAGATAAATTCATAAATGATAGTAAAAACAAGAGTTAAATATAAATATTTAAATTATTTATAATATTAAAAAATCTACTATTTAGTAACGAGTTTAAAATTTTAAAATCCTTAAAGTATTTATAATGAATATTTTAAGGATTTTTTATTTTATTATTAGTAATGATAGGTATTATATTAAAGTTACTATATATTTGCAGCATGTAAGCTTACAGAATAAATGTATTATTAATTAAATTTTTAAAATTATGGAAATTATAGAGAAGCAAATTGAGAAAACCAAAGAAGTTCCTTATGGTTATTTAGAAAATACAGGTTATACTGCCTGTAGTAGAAATGTAAATAGTAAAGCCAATGCTGGTTTAACTTTAGGTATTATTGGTACTGTTCTTGGTGGTGCTGCTTTATTAGGTAGAAGAAATAGTTTTAATCTTTTTGGTAATTCTACTGATACTGCAGGAAGTGATGCTAATATAGCTATAGCTTCTTGTGGAGGATTTGGAAGTGCATATTCTGCTCCTTCTGCATTCCAAGCATGGGAAAAGAGCTGTGAGGACACTCTTGCCCTACAGAAGGGTCTTTATGACTGGGCACTAACACAGCAATCACAAAGATTTGCTGATAGACAAACTCTAAATGCTGAGTTATTCAGTGTTTGGAAGGGTCAGATTGATGCTGACTTTGGTCTATACAAGAGCACAAGAGATGGATTTGATGTATTGAGTGCTAAGCAAAATGCTGATGCTTTCAATCTATACAAGTCACAGAGAGATGCTGATGATTCTATAAGAAAAGAATTATCTGATTTAAAAGCACAAGTAGCTATTAATGCAGCTATTAGACCTTATCAAGATAAATTAATACAATGTGAGATTGACAAGGCATTCACTGCTGGTATCAACTACACAGATAGAAAGACTTGCAAGATGATTGAAGGTCAGGTAGTATTACCTAATACTCCTACTGTAACAGGTTTTGGTAGCTATTGCTGCTACTCTAATGATACTACTACTGCTACAAATGCCTAAATAAAAGGGGTAGAAATACCCCTTATTTCAAATACTAATTTCAAAATTATAAGATATGATTCCAGTAAATCAAGTTATATTAGGAGGAGACCCTCTATTAGGAGGCAGTGTAATAGGAAATAGTCTTGATGAGCAACTTCAATTGCTTGAGAGATATAAACAGAACCTTGAAGCTGCAAAGCAAATGAAGCAACAAGTCCAGCAATCTACGCCACAACAGCCAATTCCTCCTCAGAAATTAATATGGGATGATATTGATGCTGAGGTAGAACCAATGACTGATGAGCAGAAGAGCAGACTTCTTCAGGATGAGGATTATGTTGAGACTTACACTAAAATCCAAAATATGGTAAATGCTGAGATTCTTAATCTTGTAAAGGGTAGGATTGAGAGTACTCAAGAGGGTAAAGAGCTATTATCTCATCAATTGAAAACAGTCAAAAGATTGAAAGGCAAAATAATTGATGAAACTAATAGGGAAATGGAAATGTTTAGAAGGTTCAGGGAGTATAGTAAACAACATCCCGAAGTAACCTATGATGAATTTATTAAAGCAAATATGTAATTATGGTGGCTGTGATACAATTGACTGATAAGCTGAAGTCTTATATAGCAACACAACTTGATTCAATGTCCAAGACTACTCCTATGGTAGGCTTTATGAAACCCCTTATTACAAGGGCTTTGGATAAGAATTTCAGTAAAGTTACTAAGGCTTTGGATTTAATAGCTGATGAGAATGGTAATGTAGATGTAGAGGGAATACTATCAGAAATGATGGAGAACCTGGTGACTACTCAACCATTTACCCTCAAGACTTCATTTATTGGTGACATAGAAGTAGGTGGTGGAAGTATTAAACTTAACATACCTCTTACAGATAAGAGACTGGTATTTGATATGACAGACTTAGAGAATTTCAAAGAAATGTTAATCACTAAAGACTAAGAGATATGGATGAACTTATGTTAATGGAATACCTTAGAAATAAAGGTATGGGCAAGAATATGAGTGAGCAGGAGTTCATGAATAAGTTCAAGGAGTTTATGTCTAAGGGTAGTGGAAGCCATTATATGAGACATCATAGTGAGGGGGATTACCCAATGCCTGATAGGATGTATGATGACTTTTATATGAGAAGACATAACTATCCAGAAGAGTTCAATGAAATGTTCAACTTAGGTAGTAGAGGTCAGTATAGATTCAATAGAATGTCAGAAGGCATGAGTGAGGAGGATATGTATGAAAAGATGAGAGCTATGAAGGGTAAGAGCACTACTGGCAATGAGCACTTCAATGACTCTTATGCAAGATACTTAGTATCTAACATGTATCACTTTGAGAATGGCAGAAAGTATGTTGGAGAGAAGTTTGACATGACTAAAGTCAAGGAAGTATGTGAGAGATATAGAGGTATTATACCACAGACTGTAACTCATGCTGATGTATATGTAGCTATCAATGCACAGTATCATGATTACTGTGAGTTGTTTAAGTCATGGTTTGGTGATGGAGCAGAACAAAAGATAATTGAGTCTGCTGTTATATTCTGGTTCAAGGATGATGATTACAAGGATGGCTTCAAGCTATGGAATTACTTCAAAGAAGACTAATTAAGTTAGGGCAGGATTAATATCTTGCCCTTTCTTTTTATATATAAGATAAATGTTTTTCTTATACTATTATAAGAGCATTCTTTATGTACTTGCGTAAGTCTGAAATTGTGCATATCTTTGCATTATGTTTAATAAACAAGGAGTAGAAGATATGGAAGAAGAACTAAGTTTAGATAACATCTTGGGAGCAAATGAAATAGAGAATTTGTTTGTAGATGATGAAGAGACACAGGAGACTCCACCTGCCAATGAGGAGACCTCTGAAAAAGAGGATAAAGATGAGAACAAAGAAGAAACTACTGAGGTTGTTGATGTAGATACTTTATTTACTGAAGAACCAGAGAGCGTAGGTAGTGGAAAAGAGAATAATGAGGAAAAGGAAGGTATTGAATCTGACAAGGATACAGGTACTTCTCCCAAAAACAACTTCTACTCTTCCATTGCCAAAGCCTTGAAAGAAGAAGGTATCTTCCCAGACCTTGATGATGAGACTGCTGATAAGATTAAAGCACCTGAGGACTTTGCTAAGGCTGTTGAGAAACAGATTCAAGCAAGATTTGATGAGAGACAGAAGAGAATTGATGAGGCATTGAATGCTGGTATTGAGCCTTCTGAGATAAAAAGATATGAGAATACACTTAGCTATCTTAACTCTCTTCAAGACAATGCAATCTCTGATGAGACTGACAAGGGTGAGAAATTGAGACAGCAACTTATTTTCCAAGATTTCATTAACAGAGGTTATAGTAAGGAAAGAGCACAAAGAGAAGTGCAGAAATCCTTTAACTCTGGTACTGATATAGAAGATGCTAAAGAGGCTTTAGCAAGTAATAAGGAGTTCTTCCAAAATGAGTATGATAATCTTGTTAAGGAAGCTCAAGAAGAGGAGAAAAGAGAAGCTCATGAAAGAAAAGAGCAGGCAGAGAAATTAAAGAAATCTATCCTTGAGGACACTAAAGTATTTGGAGATATTCAAGTAGATAAAGCCACAAGACAGAAAGTATTTGATAATATCAGTAAGCCTGTTTACAAAGACCCTGAAACAGGGGAATTATTCACAGCCATACAGAAGTATGAGATGGAGAATAGAACTGAGTTCCTCAAGAATGTAGGCTTGCTTTTCACACTGACTGATGGCTTTAAGAACCTTGATGGTCTGGTTAAAGGCAAGGTAAGAAAAGAAGTAAAGAAAGGTCTTAGGGAATTAGAGCATACCCTCAACAATACATCAAGAACATCAGATGGAAATTTGAAGTTTGTAAGTGGAGTTGAGGATGATTCAGAATCTTTCATTGGAAAAGATTGGGACCTTGATGTCTAAAACATATTAAATAACTGATAAATAATTAAAGATTTATGGCTGGAAAGTTAGGTAAATTTCAAATGGTAGGTTTCCAACACTGGAAGGGACTTACTAAGGGGAATCACTTGGGTTCTATCTTTCAGTTAGCTCCGCAGAAGGCTACAAACCTGATGGTTCAATTGCTTGCCTATTACAGAGGAAAGACCCTTGATACATTCCTAAATCAATTCCCTACAAGAGAATTTGAGGATGATAATGAGTATTACTGGGATGTAATTGGCTCTTCAAGAAGAAACATTCCTCTTATAGAGGCAAGAGATGAAAATGGCACTGTTGTTACTGCAAATAGTGGTAATGTTGGTGTAGGAACTACTCCTTTCTATCTTGTATTCCCTGAAGATTGGTTTGCAGATGGTGAGGTAATTGTAGGTCACTTGAATCAGGTATATCCTTTCAGAATCCTTGGTGATGCAAGAATGGAAGGAACTAATGCTGTCTACAAGGTAGAACTGATGGGTGGTAATACCACAGGTTGCCCTGCTGAGAGGTTACTTGCAGGTGAAAGATTCTCTGTAGACTTTGCTCCTGTAGAGAAGGAACTATCAAGAAAGGTTGGTGATGTAAGATTCACAAGCCCTGTTTCTATGAGAAATGAGTGGTCTACAATTAGAATCCAACATAAAGTTCCGGGTTCTATGCTTAATAAGAAGTTGGCTGTAGGTGTGCCTATTACTAAGTCTACTGAAAGTGGCAAGCTTGTTAAGTCTGTAGCTACAATGTGGATGCACAATGTAGACTGGGAAGTAGAGCAACAATTCTCTGAATATAAAAACAATGCACTTGCATTTGGTACTTCTAACAGAAATGCTAATGGTGAGTACATGAACTTTGGCAAGTCAGGTAATGTAATCAAGACTGGTGCTGGTCTATTTGAGCAAATGGAAGTAGCCAACACTATGTATTACAATACATTCTCACTGAAGTTGCTTGAGGATGCACTATATGAGCTATCTGCTTCTAAGTTGGACTTTGGTGATAGATACTTTTTAATCAAGACAGGTGAAAGAGGTGCTATTCAATTCCACAAGGCTGTACTGAATGTAGTATCAGGTTGGACTCAATTTGTACTTGACAACAGTTCAATTGGTGTAGTTGAGAAGACACAATCAAGACTTCACTCTAACTCTCTATCTGCTGGATTCCAGTTTATAGAGTACAAAGCACCTAATGGTGTAAAAGTTAAGATTGATGTAGACTCATTCTATGATGACCCAGTAAGAAATAAAATCCTTCACCCACTTGGTGGTGTGGCTATGTCTTACAGATATGATATTATGTACATTGGTACTATGGACCAACCTAATATCTTCAAGTGTAAGATTAAGGGTGATACTGAATACAGAGGTTATCAGTGGGGTATCAGAAACCCATTCACAGGACAAAAGGGTAATCCTTATATGTCTTATGATGAAGACTCTGCTACTATACACAGAATGGCTACACTTGGTATCTGTGTTCTTGACCCAACAAGAACTATGTCACTAATCCCTGCTGTGCTACAGGGCTAATGATACAAAGGGGAGGAAAGGCAGTCTTCCCTCCCCATTTTTACTATCATGGAAATTTGGAAAGATATTCAAGGTTTTGAAGGTAAGTATGAAATTAGTAATCTTGGTAGGGTTAGAAGTCTATCAAGGTTTAAGGCAGGTAAATCTAATTCTTCCTTTATAACAAAAGAGAGAATATTATCTCTTAGCTTTAATAAAGATGGTTACAAGAAGTGTTCTCTTCACAAGAATGGTAAGAGATTTACATACCAAGTCCATAGATTAGTTGCTGAGGCATTTATTCCAAATATAAGTAACTTACCTCAAGTAAATCATAAAGATTGGGATAGAACCAATAACAGAGTAGAAAATCTTGAATGGTGTACTTACAAGTATAACTCAGAAAATAGGAGGATAAAATCCAATAAATCTTTCACTGATTATAGGATAACTCAATATGATTTTCAAGGTAGATATGTAAACACCTATGATAGTATAAACTCTGCCTCATTATATACAGATATAATACCTTGTCGTATCAAGTTGTGTGCAGATGGTATTATTAATCAAGCAGGCGGATATATTTGGAAGTATATAAAATAAAGGAGAAGATATGGCAAAAGAAAAAATGGAAGAGAAAGTAGATTACACAGCTCCTAACTTTGATATTGATGAAACCCCAATACAGGAGATGCCTCTACAAGAAGTACCAAAAGAAGAAGTAAAAACAAGACCCTCAAAGCCAGCTAAGAAGGCTGTATCAATAGAAGATGATACTCTTGTAAGCTGTTTGAGAAATGAAAGAGTGATTGTAAGACATATTCCAAAGGAAGGTGGTATGGTTACTAACCCTAAACACATTCTATTTGGAGGCATGGCTGAGAATGCCACAAGAACTTTTGTAGTTCCAAGACTATCCTCAGGTATGTTTGTTAATGTCCTTACAGACAGAGAGAAGGCTTTCCTTGAGGAAGTGATGGGCTTAGAGTACAATGCTCTTAGCATTTATAAGAAGGTTGATAATTTCTGGGATGATAGTAATGAGAATGGTATCTCAAGAGTGAGATTAACTAAGCAAGACAATTATCTTAACCTTGCTGACCCAGAGGATTACATTAGATACAAGATACTATTGGCAAATAAGGATTTTATTGCTCCTTCACTGCAAGTATTACAGGATACTCCTAAGGCTACTTATCAATTTGTCATCATATCAGAAGGTGAAGAGACTAAGACAGCTAAGGATAATATGAGTACTACAATGAGATGCTATAAGGAATTTGGTAAGATTGAGAATGACATTGATACTCTAAGAGTAATAGTTGAATCAATTGATGGTAGACCTACAGCACCTACAGCTAAACTTGAGTTCTTGCAGACAAAGATTAATAACCTTATTCAAGCTGACAGCAAGATATTCTTGAGAGTAATCACAGACCCTCTTTTGAATACTAAGGTTCTTATTAAGAAGAGCATTGAATCAGGTCTAATCTCAAATAGAGGTAACTACCTATATCTGAGAAGTGATAACTCTCCTCTATGTGAGGCTAATGAAGAGCCAACATTAAATATAGCTGCTAAGTACCTTAATGCTCCAAAACACCAAGACATTCTTTTCTCCCTTCAAGCTAAATTGAAATGAGTTGAGTATCAAGGAACATAGGTTTGTTAAAGAGTGAGAGGATATTTAGAAGCTAACCTAAAATAAGAGAATATGACAACACAGGAATTTTCAAATGAATTTGATGTTCTGTACAATAATATAATGAGCAATCAAGCTCCAAGCCTTAATGAATATGAGAAGAGTGTCTTATTGACACAAGCTCAAGAAGCATTAGTCCTTGGTATTTATAATGGGCAATTTAATGAAGATTCTTTTGAGAGTACTGAGGAAGTATCAGAGTATATAAATACTCTGGTAAGACAATCAAAGATAACTAATACTGTAGAAGGAGAAGGTATTTCAAAAGATTCTGTGTTTTATCAATTACCTGATGACTTATGGTTCATAACTTATGAATCAGTAGTGTTAAAGGATGATGCCCTTGGTTGTAAGAATGGTCAGGAAGTGATAGTAAAGCCTATTACTCAAGACAGATACTATTCTATAAGCAAGAATCCTTTCAGAGGGGCTAATGATAGAAGGGTATTGAGATTGTTATCAGACAATAAAGCAGAATTAATTAGTAAGTTCACAATAGAATCTTACTTAATAAGATATCTCTCAAAGCCAGAGCCTATTATCCTTGAGGACTTATCTACTTATGGAGTAACAATTGATGGTAAAACAGAGGTAACAGAGTGTAAATTAAATCCTGCTGTTCATAGAACATTGTTAAATAGAGCCGTACAGCTTGCTAAATCTATATGGGCATCAGGAACATAATAAAAAACAAATTGTATAATTTAATATTAAATTAAAATGGCAACATTTAGTACAAATCAAGTAAGACAACTTTATGTAGCAGAAGCATTAAAAACTCCTAATGTGATTGCAACTGATGCAGCAGGCTCTATTGCAGTAAAGGCTGATACAGCTAAGACTCATCTGTACTTTGAGTACATGGGTGCTGGTGGTATGACAAGAAGTGATTTGATTGACATCAAGAACATTTTGTATGCAAAGGCAACTGATGCTGATGACTTGGCACATGACTTAGCTAAGTACAAGCTAACTCTTGATGCAAGTGTCAATGGTGGTGCTCCTGTAGCAGGTCAAGATTACATCTTGAGAATTGCTTTTAGAAACTACATTGGCTTGTCAGAGGAAGACCAATACTTCAAGTATGGTATGGTTCATGCAGTTGCAGGTATGACTGCTTCAAATTTCTACAAGACTCTTGCTTTGTCTTTAGTAAAGAACTTCAGCAGAGAAGAGGAAGGTCTATTGAAGTTCTATCTTGAAACAGGAGGTACTGATGCAGGTACTGTAGGTACACCTACAGAAGTAACTAAGGATACTAAGGAAAGTGCTCTAACTGATACTTATACTGGTATTGTAATTGAGGAAGCACCTCAAGAGTGGATTCTTGGTGTAATGGAGCAGGCTCCTGTGAATTTCACACTACAGCCTGATACAATCACTGCTAATGGTGATGAGAGAATTTGGGGTGTTGTAAAGCAAGTTGCTTCTACAAGTAGCATTCCTAATGGTCACAAGATTGCAGACCTTGAGTACTTCTGTATGGGTGAAAGAGGTGATATTTATAGAATGGTAGGATTCCCTAAAGTTTTAAGAACTAAATATTTAGTTAATCCTGAAGTTAAATATAATGTTATTGATGTTCATTATAGTTACATTGGAGCAAATGAATCAGTACAAAAATCTGAAAAAACTATAACTATTGTAGTTCCTAAAATTGGTGAAAATAACAGTGTAAGTAATGATTTAACTAATAATATTATTACAGCACTTAATAGTGCTACTGGTTTAGATATTAAGTTATTAGATGCTTCTGCTGAATAACATAACTATAAATTTAATTTTTAGTTATTAAAATTTAAGGGAGTGAGAGGTTATCCTCCCACTCCTTTTTAATTAATATTATTATGATTAAATTTGATATTTTAGAAATGACAAAAGATGGTACTGCCATTAATTTAAAATTATCTATTATTAACAATTCTTATACAGAAAATGTATATATTAAAAGTATTAAAATAGATAATCAAGATAGTTTTAAAGAAGGTGGTCCTAGTACTAATCCTATATATGAAAAATCTTATTCTGGTGAAAATAGAAAAGAATTAGAATTAACTATTCATGATTATGATATTCTAGGTAAGATGAAAAATGATTTATTATTTATATATGCTGAAACTGAAGGTAATCCTTCTTCTGATATTCCTTGTGGTATGGATAATAATAGGGTATGTGGTATAATTTATTATAGTTATCCAATATATCAAAATTTATTAAATATTATTACAGGTATTTCTAATTCATGTGAGTGTTTGCCTAAATCATCTTTAATAAATGCTTATATGAATTACAAAGCTTTTCAATTTGCTATAATAACAGGTAATACATATTTAGCACTCAGATATTATAATAAATTCTATTCTAAATATTTCACTAAATTATCTAATAATTGCAATTGTTATGGAACAAGCAAGTGAAGCTTTAAATAAATATATGGAGGTATTAAGAAAATATGGTTATGTACCTCAAAAAGAATCTGAAGTTCTTATATGTTATTTAATACTTTTAGAAATCTTATATTATAGTGATTTTAGTAAATATATAACACAAGAAGAATTTAATTTAATAAAAAATAAAATGAATTGTTTAGCTATTAATAGCTGTTATATATCTAATGATATTAATAATAGTACTATTAAAACTGCACCTTCATTTGGATTATTAGATTTAAATAATGCTCAATTTAATGAATATAAATCTTTAATAGATTTAGATTCTAATTATGAATTTTTTATTGTTAAAAAATAATGTATAAGAGTAAATTTACAGGTTTAAATGTTGATGATATACTTAGTAAAATTAAAGACCCTATAGTTCTTGAAGTAAGTAAATCAGAATCATTTAAACTAATTAATCACGAATTAAACAAATATCCAATTATTAAGTTAATTAATAGTAATGGAGAAGAATTATTTTGTAATAAATATTATAAAGATAAAAATACAATTTTAGTTAATTGGAAAACTCCATTTGATGGATTGTTAATAATTGGAGAATAACATTTAAAATATAGTATTATGAATTTTATTAATAATGTAAATTTTAATCTTTTAGATTTAAAAGAGGTTTTAATTGATAATGTAAACTATGCAGATTTAAATGATGCCTCAAATGGTTTACTTGCTACAGAATCTCGTATAGTTTTTAATACAGCAGACCATAATTATTGGTTTGTATCAAGTGGTAAATGGGTACCAATTTTACATAAAGAATTATTACAAAGAAATTGGGCATATTTACATACTAGAAGTACTAGTAATTTTACTATCACACAACAATTATTTGGTACTAATTGTGCCACTAATATTTTAACTGTTACTGATAGTGATATTAAAATGACTGGTGATTCATCAAGTCAAAAATTAGATATTATAGCTAATAAAGTAACTAATACTAAATTAGCTAAAATGGATGCTAATACTATTAAAGGTAATAATACTTCTTCTAGTGCTGACCCAAAAGATTTAACTATTACACAAGTAAGAACTATGTTAGGTATTAGTGGTTCTGAAATTCAAGATGTTAAACTTAAAGGATATACTACTGCTGGTACTGCTGAAACTGCATATAATAGTATAGTTACTAATGAAATAGCAAATATAGATTTAGTTACTCAATTTGCTAACTTTAAAACTTCTTTATTAATAGGTAAAGCTAATGGTTTAGCATCATTAGGTACAGATGGTAAAGTACCTGCATCTCAATTACCTTCATATGTAGATGATGTAGTAGATTCTTTTATAGTTAGTGGTTCTACACCATTAAGTGCTGGTTGGTTATCTGCTACTTCTACAGGTGCTGCATTTACTCCAGAAGCAGGTAAAATTTATATAATTTTAACACAAGGTAATTATTTAAATAAAACTTATAGATGGTCTGGTACTACTTATGCAGAAATATCTCCTAGTTTAGTTATTGGTACTGGTACTGGTAATGCAGCTGATGGTAAAATAGTTAATGACCACATTACTAATACTACAGTCCACATCACAGCTTCAGAAAGAACTACTTGGGATGGTAAACAAGATGTAAATATTACTACTAATAATTATTCAGGCGTATCAACAAATCAGTCTATTAAAGCATGGATTGAACATGTTATTTCTACCTTAAAAACTAAAGTAGATGCTGTAGAAGGTAAAGGTTTATCAACTAATGATTTTACTGATGCTTATAAAACTAAATTAGATGGTATAGCATCTGGTGCTGAAGTCAATGTACAGTCAGATTGGTCAGAAACTTCAACTACAAGTGATGCTTATATTAAGAATAAGCCTACTTCTATGAAGAACCCTTATTCTTTAACTGTTAATTTAGGTAGTACCTCAAATCAAACTGTATATGATGGTAGTTCAGCTAAAACTATTACTGTTACTCCTAGTGCTATTGGTGCAGCTGAAAAAACTCACTCTCATGCTAGTACTGATATAACTGGATTAGTAAACTATTATAAAACATCAGCTTTAACAGGTACTACAGGTACTATAGCTAAAACTACTCATAACTGTGGTAATTTACCTATAGTACAAGCTTATTTAAATGGTGACCAAGTATTTTGTGATATTAATATTAATACTGATGGTACAATTACTTGGACAACTAAGATGGCTATGACTGCATCATCAAACTTCTATTTAGTTATTGTAGGTAAATAATAATATTTTATTTATAATATTTAATATAAATCTATCTATTACAAAAGATTAGTTAATTAATAATATATTATTAATATGATAAAACACTTGTACATATAAAAAATATTTTGTATATTTGCAGTCAGATAATAATATAAGAATTAATTAACTAATCTTTGTTTTTTATACATTATGAAATTTATAAATGATGTAAATTTAGATACAAATACAATTAGTAAAGGTAGTTTTGAAGTAGTAACTACTTTACCAAATACAGATTTATTTGTAGGCAGACAAGTAGTATATAATAATAATATATATATTTATACTTCAAATGGTTGGAAATATAGTAATCAAATAACAAGAAAAACCTCATCACAATGGGAAACAGAAAATCCTGTATTGTTAGAAGGTGAGATGGGGTATGATAGTACAAGTAAAAGATATAAGATTGGTGATGGTGTAAATACTTGGAAGAATTTACAATATGAAATAGATACTGGTGTATTGTCATCGGGACAACAACTTATAGTAAATGGTAATGGTATTTTAGGAGATAATACTAACTTTAGTCAATTAGTCTATGACCCTACTATGTCTTTTAATGGTAGTCCAGGTGTGTTTAAACAAAGTGCAGATGGTATATATAGTAACACAGGGAGTGATTTATTTATTCCTATAGATACTACTAAAAAATATAGAATGTCTATTGATATTGCAAGTGTTCCCGATACTGAATTAACATATAATTATACGCTTATAGCATTTTATGATATTGATAAGAAAGAAATAAAGGCAGTTAATCATATGTATTTTCAAGGTTCTACCACAACACTTGCAAGAGATTTAAAAAAAGGAGATACGGAAATATATGTTACTGATTTAAGTGGTTTTAAACAACAAAGTCAAGACTCTAATCGTGCAATTATCTTTTGGGATTATAAAAACTCTTATGGTTATCAATATCCTAAAGAAACTTATTCAAGATATTATAATGGTATATTATGGACAAATGAAGAACAATTAGATTATACCAATAATAAAATAATATTAGATAGACCTTGGTCTAATACAGAACATTTGGCTGGATGTGATATTTCTCAAGGAAGTGGTGGTTATTATTATAAATATTTAAGTCATGGTTATGTAACATCACTTACTCATTGGACTGGTGTAATAGAAGGAGTTGATTATAGCGGTACTAATGCATCAAGAAAATTTCCTCCAGGTGTTGCTTATGGCAAGGTAGGATTTTTATTAAACTATAGTAAAAACAAAAACGCAAGAACCGCCATATCTAACATAAGACTTGAGGAAATAACGGAAGATTTAAGATACCCTTTGACTTTATTTAATAAGACTTATAATGGCACTACATCTTTAAGTATAGTTCCAAGTGATATAGTTGGAGCAATGGAAGATGGTAGTGCAGATATTACTGATAATACTGAATTTATTACTTCTAATGCTAATGGTTTTAATTATAGTGGTTCTGTTAATGTACCTTATAGAAGAAAAGCAACGTACCTTTGGAATTGGATAAAAAACAAAATAAGTTCAAATGCTATCACTACACCAGGAGTTATCATACCTAATGGTACTGCATCACAAGTATTACTTGCTAATGGTACTACTAATACATTAAAAACAGTTGGAGGTAATACATTATTAGGTAGTGGTGATATAACATTTAAAACAATAAATAATCAAGCATTAATAGGCAGTGGTAATATTAGTATAGAAGAAGATTCTCACGATGTAGTCTTAAATGATATTGATGAAGATGGTTTAGAATGGTACTTAGTTCCTGTATGTAATGACAATGTAGGAATAGATAATTCAAATACTACATATTTATATGCAAAAAATTCAACTCAACCTGATGAAAATAGATTTTTATATAATAAAGAATTAAATGCTATTTCTTGTAATATATACGCAAGTGATATTGGTGCTTCTATTATAAATGTACAAGATGGGAAATATATAGATTTTAGAGATATATCTAATATGCTAAATAGAGAAGATATTACATATATCTACTCTCTTGATGACTTTCAATCTTGGTTAATTACATTAAATGGTGATACTACTGCTCCTACTAAATCTATTTCCACAATGATTAGTGAGGAAATAGCAAAAGTAGTATCAAATGCTCCAGCATCTTTTGATACTCTTAAAGAGATAGCAGATTGGATTTCAAAACATCAAAATGATGCATCTGCTATGAACACTGCCATTAATACTAATACTACTAACATCACTAATCTAACTACTAAAGTTGATACTAACACTACAAATATTACTTCATTAACTACTAAAGTAAATAATAATACTACTGCTATTAATTATAATGCTAATGATATTAAAACTTTAGCAACAGCAGTAGATAGTTTAAAAACAGTGGTTAAAGAATTACAAGAACAAAATACTGCATTACAGAATGAAATAAATATCCTTAAACAGAATTTACCTTATACTGTTGCAGAAGATGGTTTCTATGTAGTTGATGCTAATGGATATGTAGGATTTAAAGTAGATAATAATGGTGCTACTGATAGTGCTACAACAATAGAAACAACTAATTTAGATGAATAATTGTGATTTGTTTTATTATTAAAAATAAAAAATATGGGAAAAGCAATTAAAATAGATAATGTAAATTTTGCAAGTAGGGGTTTAGGACAAGTACATTGGTGTAAATATGATATATCTTATTGTACATTATATAAATATCTTATAGGTGATAGTAATAGTTATATTGATTTAGGAATTAAGTGTTCTAAATATAATATTAAAAAGGTTAAAGCAACAATTATGACTGATTCTACTACTTGGAGATTTATTATTGGTAATACAAGATATATTAGTTCATCTTCACAATCACAAGATGCTATTAGAATTAATAATACATCAGCAGGATATGGATTAAGTGCTTTATTCTCTTCAGTAACATCTAATGCAAGTTCTGATTTAGTTCAAGCACAACAACCCTTATTGGGTAAAGAACAATACATTGAATTACATACAAATGCAGGAGATGCTACTGATGGTTATTCTATTGTTAAATATTCTATCAATGGCAGTATGATATATAATTTTAATAGTTCATCAAGTGCAAAAAGTATGAATGATGATTATAATCTTTTCATTATGGGTGGATATAATAACACTAATTTTTTTGCTTGTGATAATGGAGTATATGTATCAAGAATTTACTTTGAAGATGCTAATAATCAAGCAGACCCTAATAATCCTAATGGAGATATAGTTACAGGTATGCCACTTGATTTAGTACCTTGTCAATTAAATAGAGATATAGATGGTTCTCTTGCTTTTGATGGTAAAAGTCATAGTGCAGGGGAATGTGGGTTTGTTAACTTTTTTAATGGTAAATTCTATGGTAGTACTACTGGTACTCTTGGTTTTACTGTCACAAATTATTAATATGTTTAATTTATAAAAAATAGGAGATTTAAATATGAAGAAGTTTTTTCAAAAAATTTATTATAATTACAAATGTTTAAAAAATAAATTTAATAAGTTTTCAGAAACAAATCAAACACTTATTAAGTTTGGCATTTGTTTAGTTATATTCATTAGTCTAATATTAATTGCTAAATGCTGTTGTTAATATGAGTGATGAAGAATTTTTATGGTGGAATTATATTTATATAATAAATCATATTTAATAAAATGAAAGTATCAGAATTAGTATATCTAATACTTGATGAGATTAAACAAGAGTCTGATGATGCTTATTTTACTAAAGAACATATAATGTTTTTATTAGATAAGTACAGGGCTTTTCTATTGAAGCAAAGGTATTCAGATATTAAGAAGCAGATACCTGAAAGTAATTATCAGACTATTTGCCTTGACCTCATTCAAGTACCTGACATAGGAGAACCTTGTGAGGGGGGTACATACCTAAGAAGTAAGGAGAAGATTCCATTCTTAATGCAGATAGGTACTCCAAGAGTATATCCTCTTGACTACTATCAAGGGGAAATTACCTATGTAAGTAGAGATAGGATGAGATATGTAGGCTACAATAAGTTCCTACAGAACATAATATATTGTTCAATAGGACCTAATAATTATCTATATTTCAAATCATTTAATCCCCAATATCTGCATCTTGAGAAGGTCAAGTTCACAGGTATATTCCAAGACTCCATGCAAGCATCTAATTTACAATGCCCAGATGATAATGGTGAGATTATATGTGACCCTGCAGACAGAGCATTCCCTATTGAGGATGCACTGGTTCCACCATTAATTGAACTTGTAGTAAAGGAGCTTGCTGGACCAGTTTATAAGCCTGATGATGAGGAAAATAATGCTAAAGATGATTTGGCAAATACGCTGACAAGGAAATAATGAAATATGGGAGAGGTAAAACATTGTCAGGAAGAGTTAGATAAAGAGTTCTTAGGGTTCATTAATTCTATTAAGAGGGTTAATGAACCAAGAACACATAAAGTGAAGAACTCTTATGGAGTTTATGATGGTTTTAAGTACTACAGGAAGAATAGACCTAAAGAGCATAAATATGTGCTTACTGAGTCACAATATTTCTCTATTATCAGAAGAGTAAATGAATTGCTTGGTGAAGCATTAATAAATGGAGAAGATGTTACTTTGCCACATAGATTGGGTAGACTTGAGATAAGAAAATATGAAGCAAGAATAACTACAGATGGTAAGAAAGTCAGAACTAATTTGCCCATTGATTGGGATAGGACTCTCAAGCTCTGGTATGAAGATGAGGAATCCTATAAGAATAAAACACTCATTAAAGTCGATGAGAAAGAAATATATAAGGTCTACTACAATAGAAATGTAGCAGAATTTACTAATAAGACTTTCTATCAATTTGATGTTAATAGAGAGTTAAAGAGAAGATTAAAACAGAATATTAAAGAAGGAAAGTTAGATGCTTTCACAATATAAACTATTTAGATATGGCTGAAACATATACAAATGTTAGAATTATTTTAGATAAGTTGCTCAGGCATCCTCTTATGCAGGATATATCTCTTGAGACTGCTATTGACTATACTGTAGATTTCATGAGGATAGTAGGTGTTCCTAATATGTTTATGGAGAAAACAGAAATAGTAGAAGTTGAAAAGTATAGAGCTATGCTTCCTTGTGACTATTATCAAATGATTCAGGTTAGAAAAGCAGATGGACCAGCTTTCAGATACTCTTCAGATTCATTTCATATGAGTGAATGTAAGAGTGATTGTGGCAGAGAACTTGCTGATTTGACATATAAGATTCAAGGTAATATGATATACACTTCTATTGAGAAAGGAGAAATTGAGCTATCCTATGAGGCTATTGCTACAGACTCAGAAGGTTTTCCTCTTCTTCCTGACAATAGTAGTTTCACAAGAGCATTGGAGCTGTATATTAAGAAACAGTGGTTCACAATACTGTTTGATTTAGGAAAGATAAATCCTGCTGTATTACAGAATGTACAACAGGAATATGCTTGGGCAGTTGGTGATTGCCAGACTGAGTTCAATAGATTGTCTATTGATAAGGCAGAGTCATTCTATAATTCATGGAGAACTCTATTGCTTAGAGATACTGAACATAGAACAGGGTTCAGAAATAATGGTACAAAGGAAAGATTAAAACTACAATAAACTAGGAGGTGGTATATGTTAAAGTCAATATCTTTCAAAGTAAAAGGAATGCAGAGAGACTTGAGTGCCTCAGCATTTAATCCTGAGTATGCTTATGAAAATAAGAATATCAGGATTATGCCTACTACAGACAATACTTTATTAAGTATTATTAATGAGAAAGGTAATAAATCTGCTTATATTGATGGTATTGGGGAAGAATTACAAGGTACTCCTATAGGTCAATCATTACTAGATGATGAATTAGTTATTTTCACTTCTGGAAATTCATGTGTTTTAGATATTCAAGATATTAATCCTACAGTATATACAGTTTCTGATATTATAGGAGAAAATTTTAATATTGATATAAATAGTTCTAAAGATAGAATTTATAAATTATGGTTTAATAATAATATATTAAAAGGTAAATTATTATATGAAGGGTCTTTAGGATTTAATTATAAATATCCTATAGAAACATTATCTTTTTATGAAAATGATGATATAAGAAAAGTATATTGGACAGATGGATTAAATCAACCTAGAGTTATTAATATAGCAGCTGCTGCAGATGTTATAAATAAATGGAAAGATACTTCTTTTGATTTTGTTTCAAGATTACAATTAAAAGAGCAAGTAACTATTAAAAAAAATATTATTACAAATGGTATTTTTGCACCAGGTGTTATTCAATATGCTTTTACTTATTTTAATATGTATGGGCAAGAAAGTAATATATTTTATACTTCTCCATTATATTATACTTCTTATAGTAATAGAGGTGCTAGTCCTGAAGATTCTGTAAGTAATAGTTTTAATATTACAATAGATTATTTAGATGATTCTTTTGATTATGTTAGAATATATTCAATTTTAAGAACTTCTATTGACTCTACTCCTACTGTTAAAAGAGTTGTTGATATAGCAATACCTAATACTCTATCTGAATATTCAGTAGACTCTTATGATAAATATGTTTCTGAAGAACAAGTTATACTATTTGATAGAGTAGCTAATAAATATGTTTCTTTATCAAAAATACCTTTAAATAGTAGTACTATTAATTATAAGCTATGGACAATATTAGGTGCTAATTATAGTACTATAAAATTTTTAAATACTGATACATATTTAAAATTAGATATTAAAGGAAGTATTACATTATCTCTTCAAAATAATAATAAATTAAAAATAACATCTGACCAGTTTAAAAATAATATAACTTTATATAGTGCTGAGAGAAAGAAAGTAACTTATGTAGATAAAGGTACTGATGGTGATATTGTAGACCCAACAGAATTATTATATGTAGGAGGTGAAGAAATTATTTTAAATACTATGTCTCAAAAAGATAATACATTATTTTTAGGAGATATTACATTAAAAAGAAAATTAATAGGTTCTAAAATAAAAGAATATTTTAAATATAAAGAACCTGTATTTATATTTTCTGAAGAAAAAAGATTATCTTCTCCTAATCCTAATGGTTATTATCCTTATAAAAATCAATTAGATTTAAATTCATTTCAAATTAAAACTTTTAAATATTTAGAAACATATAGATTAGGAGTACAATTTCAGCATTATACAGGTAAATGGTCAGAACCAGTATGGATAAATGATGTTAAAAATAATGTACATATAGAAACTTCTTATATATCCCAAGGTAAAATACAATTGCCTATAGCCACTTTTAATTTTGATAATTATAATATTATAAAAGAATTAGTAAGTCAAGGATATATAAAAATAAGACCTATAATAGTTTATCCTTCTCTTCATGATAGAGAATGTATTTGTCAGGGTATTTTATGTCCTACAGTATATAATGTCAGTGATAGATTTAACAATTCACCATTTGCACAATCATCTTGGTTTACAAGAGCTAATGCTCCTTTTGATGAATTTAGAGCATCTAATTATAATAATAGTACAGTTTCTTCTGGTTCAGGAAGTGATTGGTATGATAGGGAACATAAACCTCCTTATTATGGTATTAATTCTAGGAAAGGTATAATGTCTAATTCAAGTATAGAATTAACTGTTAATGGAAACAAAGAAGTTATGGATGTGGTTAATAAAGGAGCTTGGGCAGAATTTAGACATGATTATCCTATACCTAGTAATAATAAAAGAAATGCTGAAATACAATGTATATGGAATCCTCCTAGACATCCTTATGTATATTCGTCTATATCAGATTCTGCTATTAATAGTTGGGTATCAAAAAATTCTGAAAATTTTTATGTAGACCAATCTATAATAACTTTGCATTCACCTGATATAGAATTTGATGATAGTATTAGGACATTAAATACTGAAGGATTAAAATTAAGAATTGTAGGTTATGTACCACTCACATCTTTTGTTGGAGATATAGATATTCAAACCTCTACTCCTCCTAATAATTATCAAGATAGTTCAGATGCAGCACCTGGTTTTTATAAAGAATCTATAAGTGCTGAAAACATATCAAGATTTGGTTGGAGAGGATTAATGTCAGGAGTTTTTTGGTTAGATGAATTAACAGGATATAAAGATAATACTGGTAATAAAGATAAATATGCTACAGGTTTTGTTGTCTATCCTTTTCATAGAAATGGCTCATTGAATAATACTAAATTTGCAACTGATAATTATAAATCAGCACTTCTTGATAAAAAGAAAATTTCTAATCTTAGATATTCTTTTAATTCATATTATCTTGATACCAATAAAATATGGAATGCTTATGCAGAAAATAGTATTACTTCTACTGGTATATCAGGTGTTTCTATATTTGATTCTAATGAAGTAACATTAATTAAAATTCCTTCTCCAGAAAACTCTGGATTACCTGATATAAACTATTATGGTAATATAGATAAAGTAATCACTCCTTCTAAAATAGGTGAGAAAAAAGATGGTTATCCTATAATAATAACAGGAGTTGAAAATGCTGAAACTAATTCTCATAAATTATTTTATGGTGATTATAAACAAATAGATAATAATTTTACAGAACAGGTAACAAGTATAGACCCTATTAGTATGAAGTATAAATCTACTCCTCATGCTGTTATGGCTCTTAATTATGGTTTTAATCATGTTAAAAGAATATTACCTACATTAATAGATGGAAATACTTCATTAACTAACACTGAAACTTGGATAATTAATGATGCTTCTAAGAGTAGAATTTTTTTATTAGATAAAAAATTATTTTGGGAAAAAACTAAAGTAGCAGTACAAGTTTATCAAGAAATAATAAATTTACCTATTAAAACTTCTATTAATGGGTCTCATTCAGGTTGTGGTCCTGAATATGGTTGGTTATGGTTAGGAGAAATTTATAATGATAATGTTAAAAATAGATTTGGAGGACAAACAGAAGAAGCTTTTGAAAATAACCAATGGATTCCTTGTGGTGAGCCTGTATCACTTATAGGTGATAGTGGAGTAAATACATCAGTTTTAATCAGATGGGTTGAAGGAGATACTTACTATCAAAGATATGACCACTTAAAGACTTATCCATTTACTCTTGAAGACCAGAATGCTATAACTGACATTGTATCATTTATGTGTGAGACAAGAGTAAATATTGATGGTAGATATGATAGAAATAGAGGACAAACTACTAATTTTGCTATAACTCCTACTAATTTTAATTTACTTAATAGTGTTTATAGTCAATATAATAATTTCTTTAATTATAGAAGTATCAATCAAAATAAAATAAATTTAGATAATTTTAGAAATACAATTACTTGGACTAAGACAAAGACTGCTGGAGAATTAGTTGATACTTGGACTAATATTACATTAGCATCCACTCTTGACCTTGATGGAGATAAAGGTTCTGTAAGAGCATTAAGAAGATTTAATAATAATCTGATTGCTTTTCAGGATAGAGGCATAAGCCAGATTCTATACAATGAGAATATGCAGATTGCATCTACTGAGGGAGTTCCTATTGAGATTGCTAATAGTGGTAAAGTAAATGGTAAGAGATACTTAACAGAAAAGATAGGATGTGCTAATAAGTGGTCTATCTGTGAAACATCAAATGGAATATATTTCATTGATGATACTACTAAGGGCATATTCCTATTCAATGGTAAGTTAGACAACTTGTCAGATAGGTTAGGATTCCACTCTTGGATTAATGCAAAATCTACTGCCATCAATATATGGAACCCAATAGATTTTGAAGGATTTGTTACATATTATGACAAGATAAATGGTGATGTATTCTTTATATCAAAAGATGAGTGTCTTGCATTCTCTGAACCAATTGGGCAGTTTACCTCATTCTATAGTTATGAGCATATGCCATATTTTATCAATCTTGGAGATAGGGGAATAGCCCTTAACACTAATAAGGGGGGTACAATATATAAGGCATGGTTGCATAATGAGGGTAATTACAATATGTTCTTCAATAAGTACCAACCATTTTATACTACTGTGATAGCTAACCCTGACATGCCAAAGGATAAGATATTCAATAATCTTGAATTTAGGGCAGATTCTTGGAAGGGCACAACCCTACTGAATACTACATTTGATACTTTGACTACTTGGAATGAGTACCAAATTGGTACTGCAACCCTTAATAATATACTTGGAAGACCTTCTGAGTTAAAGAAGAAATTCAGGATATGGAGAGCTAATATACCAAGAGCCAGTGCTAATGGTAGGGACAGGATGAGGAATCCTTGGCTATATATTAAGTTGTCAATGGAAGATGAGAATACAAATAAGACTATACTTCATGATATGGTAGTACACTATTTTGAATAGTATATTTAAGGGTGAGCAAATGAAATTATTTACTCACCCTTACTTTTTTACATAAAGATTTGGTAATCTCAATATAATTACTTACCTTTGTAATCAAATTAATGTAATATGGCTAAGAAAAAGATTATAAGAAAGTCTAATAGAACTCTTAACCTCTTTGAAGAGGGAGGGACAATAAATGAAAACAGTGATGGAAAAAACAGTTTTGCCCAATCCATTCCTGCCATAGGTAGTGCAGTAGGTTCAGCATTGAGTCAGGTTCCTAATTTAAATAAAAGCAGCTCTGCAATAGAAGAGGCTGTATATGGAAATTCAAAACAAGACCCTATTCAGAGATTCATAGGAGATGTTACAGGGTCTTCAACAAAAGGTGTGATTGACGAGCTTAATAAGAGAGAGTCATTATTAGCATCTAATAATGATGAATTGATGTCCACTTGGAATACTTCTGATTTTCAAAACACAATGCAGACTGAGAAAGGTCTTGTTGGAAAAACACTTCTTGGAACAGCATTAGGTGCACCTTGGCTTGACTACCAAAATGGAAAAGTCAAATTCAGTGGAGACAATCTTTTGGCTTCAGCTAAAGGAGCTGCCCAAGGTAGTGCATTTGGTCCTTGGGGAGCTTTAGCTGGAGGTATTTTAGGTGGTGTCCTTAATCTTGGCAGTAGACTTGGAAGAAACAATAGAATAAGGAAGATAAATAAGGCTATAGAAAATAGAAATGCCTATCTTCAGGATTCTTTTAGTAACCTTTCCTCTAGTATTGACAAGCAAAATGATTTTGGTACTATGGCAAGTTATGCAGCCTATGGTGGACCACTTAATATATTTGGAGGTAGTGCCATTGATTATGAGCTTGCTAAAGAGGACTTATATAATAAACAATTAAGTGCTATGAGTAAATATAAGATGTCTTCAATGCCCAACTCATTTGAGACACCAGAGCTTGCTGTATTTGCTAAAGGAGGTAAGATACATATCAAGAAGGCTAATATAGGTCAGCATGGTGGAGATTTTTCCAATGGGGTTACTATCATAGGTAATGGTGGTACTCATGAAGAGAATCCTATGGAAGGTGTACCCATGGGTATAGCTCCTGATGGCACTCCTAATCTTGTTGAGCAAGGTGAGGTTAAGTTCAATAACTATGTATTCAGCAATAGACTATTTGCCACAGGTGGATTACTTGCAACACATAATCTTCCTACCACTTATGCAGACCACTCATTTGCTGATATAGCAGAGAGGTTAAGTAAAGAATCTTCTGAAAGACCTAATGACCCTATTAGTAAAAGAGGATTAATGAGTGCAATGACAAGATTACAACAAGCTCAAGAACAGGTAAGAATGGAAGAACAAAGTAAGAGAGAATCAAGAGGTAAGAATCTGTTTGCTACTGGAGGTCCAGCAGGAATTGACCCTGCCCTTTATGAAGATGATGACCATTTCTCAACTTCTTCAAGACAAGGTAGGGGACTTACATCAAGACAAGGTAGGGGACCTACATCAAGACAAGGTAGGGGACCTACATGGTTGAGATATGCCCCAGCAGTAGGAGCAGGTCTTGGTGTATTGACTGATGCACTGGGATGGACTAATAAGCCTGATTATGACAATGCTGACTTGGTAGGTAGTGCAGTGGATAATTTAACCAATGTAGAATTTACTCCTATTGGTAATTATTTAACTTATAGACCATTAGATAGGAACTATTATATAAACAAGATGAATGCACAAGCAGGTGCTACAAGAAGAGCATTAGTAAACCAATCAGGAGGTAATAGAGCTGCTGCAATGGCAGGACTTCTTGCTGCTGACTATAATGCACTTGGTAGAATGGGAGACCTTGCAAGACAGGCTGAAGAATACAATTTCAACCAAAGAAAAGAGGTTGAAGCATTTAATAGAGGAACTAATCAGTTCAATTCTGAAATGCTTCTTAAAGCTGCAATGGCTCAGCAGGCAAATGATAAATTAAGACTGCAGGCAAGAACTGCACAAGCTCAATTAAGAGACCAAGCTGATGCAAGGTCTTCTGCTGGTAGAGCAGCTAATCTCACTAATCTATTTGACTCACTTGGTGATATAGGTAGGGAAGAGTTTACTAGAAATATGATTCAAACAAACCCAGCACTTTATTACTCTATTGACAGTAGTGGTAGAATAACTTATAAGAATGATTATGAAGATTTGAGTGAGGCTGAGAAGAAGGTAGTAAGAGATGCTGCCAATAAAGATAAGAATAGAAAGAAAGCTAAAAAAGATAAGAATAGAAAGAAAGCTAAAGGAGTCTACTTAACTATAAGAGGAGGTGAATAATATGGCAGCAAATTACATTGTAATAAATAGCAAGTTTAAGCCTTTCTCTTATGCAGAGATGCTTCAGCCAGTACAAATGGCAACATTGGCACATCAGGAAGTTGAGAATGAGTATGCTGAGTTGGCAACTAAGGCTAATGTATGGGATGAAATGGCTAATGAGCAGACTGACCCTTATGCTTATAAGATGTACAAGACATTCTCAAATGACCTTGAGGAACAGGCTGGTCAATTAGCAAGAGAGGGTCTTACTCCTGCAAGTAGACAGAATATGCTGAGGATGAAGCAAAGATACTCAAGTGATATAGTCCCTATAGAACAGGCATATAAGAGAAGACAGGAATTGATTGATGAGCAAAGAAAGTTGTTGGCACAAGATAACACACTTATGTTTGATAGGAATGCCTCTATGCTCAGTCTTGATGATTTGATTAAGAATCCTCAATTTACTTATCAGTCATATTCAGGAGCTACACTTGCAAAACAAGTAGGTACTGCTGCACAAAACTTGGCTAAGGAAATGAAAGATAATCCAAGAAAGTGGAGAACTATTCTTGGTAATCAGTATTTTGAAACTATTATGCAGAAGGGCTATAGACCTGAAGAGATTATTCAGGTATTGCAGAATGACCCTAATGCTTCTTCAGTATTGAAAGGTATAGTAGAAGATGCAGTAGGAAGTTCAAATATAGCAAACTGGGGAGACCAAGCTACTTTGAATAGAGCCTATGACTATGCTAGACAAGGGCTATGGAATGCAGTAGGAGAGACTCAATATCAGATACAGTCTAATAAGGATTATGAAATGCCAGACCGACCTGCAAAGAATAAAGAGGCAGAGGATGAAAAAAGACTCTATAATAGAGCTGTTTCTAATACTATTGTAGATGAGGACAAGAAGACTACTCAAATGAATGCTGACCTGCAAGTATTAAGAGAGATACTGGCTAACCCGTCTTTACTTAACCAAACATCCACAAGGACAGTAAGAGAACCTAAATTAACAAATCCTGACCCAATGGCTAATATCTGGATAGACGTTGGCACAGGACCTACAAGACAGGAAACATACTATCCTTACAGAGAAAAATTAACCGAGTTGTCAAAAAGATATGGAAATATAAATTATACTATAACAGATGGTGCATTAACAGGTGGTAATCTTGAAGAGCTTGCCCAAAGACTTGAAAATGATATTAGAAGTAGTGCAGTAAGAGCTTTCGCTTATAAGCCTAATATTACCCAAAGTGACTTGATAACTCAGGTATTGAAAGAGAATACAAGGTCATATTATAGAAGGTCTAATCGTACTGGTCTATGGGAGATTGATGATAATAAGAAAGGCGATGAGATAGATATTAAAGACTTGAATAGTTATTTCACATCAGATACTGACATAGATTTTGACCCTGACTTAGGATTTATTATTAATTCTACTGACAGTAAAGGTAAAACAAGGTCAGCAATACTTGATACTGAATTGATTGATGACCAGAACAGAACATTCAGTAGAGCACAGCAGGCTATTAAAATAGCTTTGGAAAATGGAGAAGATGAGTTGGCTACCATACTTATTGATGCTACTATGGAGGCATTCTATAAGAGGTACAATACTCTTGAGAAGAGACAAAGTAATACATTTAGTAAAGAAGAGTAAATATGGCAGCAGCAGATAATCAACAAATACAAGACCCTTCTACACAAGGGACTGGAGGTTTGAGGGGTCTGGATGGTATTAATAGACTAAAAGAAAGGGGTATCAATATTGATACCTCTATTCTTGGTCTTGCCAGAGACTATAGAGGTACAATGCAGGAAATCAACAGAACTGCAACTCCAAGACAGAATATAGGCTTTGTTGGAGTCAATGACAGTATGTTTGATAAAGATATTACCTCAGCTACACAACTTGATAACTTGGCTAATACAAGAGGAGAATTACAGCCTTGGTATGCACAGATTAGTGCAGGTTTGGCTAAGGGTGTAATTCTTGCAGGTACTACATTCCTTGATGGTACTTTAGGATTACTATTTGGTACTGGAGAAGCTATAAGAAGAGGATTTGATGATGATTACACTAAAAGTGGAGCAGTAGCAGGATTATGGGATAATCCATTTAGCAAAGCAATGAAATCTATTAGTGAATGGTCTGAGGAAGCACTTCCTAACTATTATACTGATGCTGAGAGAAATGAGCCTTGGTATGAAAATATCTTCACTGCCAATTTCTTAGGTGATAAGCTTATCAAGAACTTAGGTTTCACTGTTGGTGCATTCTATAGTGGTAGTGTTGTAGGTGCAGGACTAAAGGCTACAAAGTTACCTCAGATTATAGGTGCTGTAGCTAAGTCTTCCAGAGCACCTGCTATTGTAACATCAGGTGTAGGTGCTACTATCTCTGCTGTGAATGAGGGTAGAATAGAGGCATTAAATAATTCTACAGATTGGTTTAATTTACATAAGACTCAACTTGATGACCAGCATGCTGCAAGACTTCAAGCTATTGATGGTATGTACTTGGACCCTGAGATGCACAATAGCATGATTGCACTAGAGAATGCTAATTATGAGGCTACTCTTGGTAAACTGACTGAGGACAGACTAAAGATGGGTAATATGGACTTGCTTATGAATATCCCTATTCTTACTGCATCTAATATTATTCAGTTTGGTAAACTGTATGCCAATGGCTTCAAGACTGCAAGAAAAGCAACCAATATAGTTGGTAGAGCAGGAAAGTATACTACAGGAAGAACTACAGGTAAGGGAATTGCAATAGCTACTTTGAGTCCTCTTTCTGAGGGTCTTGAGGAAATTTCACAAGGTGCAGCAAGTAGAATATCTGGTAATTACTATAAGGATGATGTAAATAACTTCTATAAGGCTAAGATAGACCCAAAGGCTGAGAAAGAAACATTGAGTTGGATGAAATCCTTTGCTCAAGGTATTAATGAGACAGTGAATGATGGGTCATCTTGGGAAGAGTTCTTTATTGGTACTCTTACTGGTGCTCTTGGTATGCCAAGGTTTAGGGGGATAAGAAATAGTGAAGGTAAATTACAATCTCCTATTATTCTTGAAGAGGGAAGTATTGGTAAGTTCAGGGAGTATAGAGACAAGATGAATAGAGAAACTGAGATAGCTAATTATATGAATGAAAGGATTCAATCTCCTGAGTTCATAAATTACTATCAAGGTCTTATCAGACATAACAAGTATCAGAATGATATGAACCAAGCTGTAGAAAACAATGATGAGTTTGAGTTCAAGAATGCTGAACATGCTCAGTTGATTTCTGACATTGCAATGTTTGATAATGCAAGTAAACTTGAAGACTTGACTACTCTTGTTAATTCTGCCTATGATACTTCTGATGAGAACCTTGCAGACATAGTTGAGAATACTACTTCTACTGTAACTGATGAAAATGGCAAGGAATCTAAAGTTGGTCCATTCATTGATAAGAATGGTAATCCTATGTACAGTACTCCTGAGGGAAAGCAGGAAATGATAGATAAGTTGACTCAGACAAGAGATGAAATGCTTAATACTATCACTAACTATACTAAGATTAAGGATGATATTGATGTAAGAACTGGTAAGCAATTAAGTGATGAGCAACTTGAGGAATTGACTTGGTTGAAGTCTCAAATTGGTAATTGGCAAGATAGAGCTAATCAACTTTCAAGTGAAGTAAAGCCTACTATTGGTACAGTGCTTGGAAGCATGTCTCAGCTTGCTGATATGTACAATTCAATCAAGACTGAGGAAGGTAAGGCTCATGCAGGATTGTCTGATTTGTATAATTCTGCTGATAAGAATGAGAGACAGATAAGAAAGAATATGTCTATTCTTGAGACTGTAAGAGGTCTTGATGATAAGACTTTTGCTTATCTCTTGTCAAGTGACCCCAAGTTAGTAGAGGGAATCAAGTCAGTAATAGAGAGTCCTCTTAGTGGAGTAACTGCTGATGATGCACAAGCATTCAATGAGAAGATTGATGATATTGTGAAATTAGTAGATGCTACTGGTAAATATAATACTAAGCTAAAGGAGTATCTTGAAAACCCTGCTAAGCTCCAAGAAGATATAGTCTCATCTACTGAGAACATTGCTAAGGGAGAAGCTAAGAAAAAGTCTGATAATCTGAAGAGTAGACTTCTCTCAGCCACTAACTTATCTGAGTTCAGACAGGCTCTTAATGAGGAAGAGGATGCTGTTACAAAAGAAGAGACACTTAAATCTCTTGAAGATGAAGGTAATGAGATGGCTAAGAATTATAGAGAAGTAAATGCCTATAACACATATGTGCAAATAGCAATTAATTCTCTTGATGAAAGCCCTGCTGTCAAGGCAGATGCTCTTAAACTCCTTCAAGACCAATTTGAGAACTCCTCTAATCTAAATGAGATAGCAAATCCTAACTACATATATGTTGATAATGTAGATGCTCTGTATGATGATAATTTAACACTAGAGGAGAATGCTGTTAAATTCCAAGAAGCTCAGTATGCACTTCTTAGAGCAATGAATCAAATCAATAATGAGAATAGATTTAAGGATAGATTCTCACAAGATTATAGAACACTAAGAGAAAAGGGTAAGCCAAATCCTTCTGCTCCTACAAAGGACACTACAGGTGATAGTGGTACTTCTACTATTCCTCCAGTTAATACTGATGGTCTCCCTGTAACTACTTATGAGCCTCCTGTTGGTAATGTGACTGCAACTCAAGTGAGGGATGAGAATAAGCAGACTAATGATAGGGTTGAGACCCCACAATCACTTGACAGCAAGCAAAAGAGTAGAAGACCCTACTACAGACCTTCAATACCTGAGTTGCATATTCAAGCAAGTAAGGAAGGAGATTTTAGACCATTCAATGTAGTGGCTGCTGAAAGAGAGAAAGGTGTAAACTTTGATGAGTTATATAACTATCTAAGAGATAAGGGTGCATTTACTTATGTGAATGAGGGTAATCTGAAGGCAGGTGATGAGCTTGGATTTATGATTGACCCTGAGTTCAATGACCATACAATCTTTATTGTAGATAGAAGAAATAACCAGATTGTAGGTAGCCTTGATGAGTCTGATTATTCAGTAGATAGATATGAGGGTCTGGAGAGTCTTGAAGAGAAGATAAGAGCTGAGTTTGCACAGAGAAGTGATAAGAGCAAGAAACTTATTGCTACTCCTACTACAAGAGTGTCACAAGTAATGGTAGGTAGAATACCTTATAGCACAGAAGAAAGAAGCTTAGCTAATATACCTAATGTATCAGGAGAGAGTAGAGCACCTATCTTTGGTATAATCAAGAATGGTACAATGGCTACTAATGGTAGATTGGATGACAGTCTTATTATCAAGCCAGTAGATATGGCTCAAAAGGAAGGTAGAATGTATCTTCTTATACCTAATGGAGCTGGTAAATATTCACCTGCTGCTGTAAGAGTAAAGCACTTCAACAAAACTGAGTTCAATCCTGAGGATGTTGAAGTACAAGGTACACAGGTATATAAGAATATACAAGAGTCCATTGATGCACTTGCTAATTCATTGAGTGAGGATGATTTGAATAATGCAGTCAAGTCTCTTGCAACCAATCTCTATACTGGGGATTTGCACATTGACTGGTTCACATCTGACTCAGGTAATGGTATTAGATTCACTAAGGTACAAAGAGATACTCAAGGTAATGAGATATATGAGGAGAAAGATGGTAAGAGAATAAGAAAGGAGACTGTAAAGACAGTATTCTTAACTGAGAAGTGGGACCAAAACACCCTATTCTCTATTACAGGAAATGAAGAGGTACAAACAGAGCCTGCCTCAAAGAGTATTGAGGATGTATCAAAGGAGATAAGTAAAATCCTTCTTGACTTCAATCTACCTATTCAGGTGAATCTTGGTATGTTGAATAGAGGTGGATATAACAATGTACTTATCAATTCTAATGTACTTACATCAAATATCTCTGATGCAAGAGTAATAAGTAGCTGGTTTACTACTGACTACTTTGATGTAGAAGGTAATCTGCATCAAGCTGTAAATCCTGCATCTGTGACTCCAGATACTACAAGAAAGATAGAAACTCCTGTAGGTGGAACTGAGGGTGTTATTACAGGTACTAAGATAGTTATTGATGGTGTTACTTATGGAGTAGATTTAGCTACTAATACTATATATGATAATAACAACAATAGGATTATATCAGTGACTGCTCAACAAAGGGAGCAGGCTCAATTATTATTAGACTTAACTTGGGCACAAGATAACTATGGTAATGCTACTCAAGGTTCCTTTATGTGGAATAACAAGATTCTGTTACCAAGTGGTCAGGTATTGGATAGAGGAACTCAGAAATACTTGACAGGTAAAGAAGCTCAAGAGGTTAAGGATAAGATTGCTGGTAGAGAAAGAACTGTAGGAGATAGTAAGAAAGTCATAGCTCAGATAGCTGAGAATCAGAAGAAAGTAGATAAGACAAGAACTGATGGTGAGTTTTATTATATACTTGAGGAGGATGGTCAGTACCATGAGTATGAAAGAGTACACAGCAGATTAGGAAGTAATTGGGTTGAGTCAAAGAAACAGGCTGAAGCTCTTAAAGATATAAGAGTAAGACTATCTCAATTGGCAGATAATGTTACTCAGTACAATAACTACTTGAAGTACTTAGGTAATCACTGGAAGGTTGATTTAAGTGCATTCAGTGGTAAGATTGATGCAAGAAGTAGAGATACTATTGTAAATATCATAAGAGACAGTATGCCTGGTACTAATTCACAGAGAGCCTTGAATGCTGGCACTGCTGTGGATAGTGTGATTAGAAACTTCTTTACATCAAATGATACTCCTGTAAAACCTGATAATATGAGTGAGAAAGCCTTCACAGATTTGATTACTTCACTTACAGAAATCAGGTCTAATATTGAGGCAAGAGGTGAAAGATTCCTAACCAATAACATTGTACTATTCCAAAAGTATGCTGATGGGACAAGAGTTGCAGGTGAGGTTGATATTCTTTCAGTAGATGCAGATGGAAACTTCAGGATATATGATGTAAAGACAAGCAGATATAGCTTTTATGATTTCACAGATAGATATGGTCATAGAGTGAATTACTTCACCAGTCCTTCAGCTACTCAAAGAATGAGTGCTAAGGATTACTATACTCTACAGTTGTCTGCATACAAGAATCTGTTTGAGTCTCAATATCATACTCCTATTACTACACTTGCTGTTCTACCATTTGTCCTTAACTATAATAAGGATGTTGTTGATGGAGTAGCAAAGGAGAAGGGCATAATGATAACCTATAATCCTGCTGTTAATGTGCCATTAGTAGGTGCTGTAAAGGCAAGTGAACCTACTCCTACTAATTCAATAGTACCAGTCTTTAATAGTGCTCTTGAGACACAAGACCCTGTTAATAATGTACTTCCTGAATATAGCCTTGAGAATAGTAAGGTAGGTTATTTTGTAAGAGATGGTAAATTACACAAGAGCTATCTAACTCCTATTGGTAAAGTGAATGGTGTTGGTGTATATATGGCTAAGATACCTACTATAACTAAGGGATTTGGTAGACAAGGTGAAGAAGCCCATGTTGCAAGTAATTCATATATGGCAGTATTCCCTAATGGTAATTCAATTACTCTTATCAAGAATGACCCAATGACCATGACTGAACAGCAGGCTAAATACACTATCAAGAAGATGCTTAATGGTAATCCTCAAAGAGTGGTAGATATGTCAAATGAAAAGACTCTTATATTTGACCCTAAATCTACTCCTACAGTTAGTGCTGCTCAAATTGATAATAGCCCTTCTATAAGAGATACATTGTTATCATTTCTTGATACATTAATTCCTTTATCAAAAGAAGGGGATAAATTTTACAATCTTAATAAACAAACTGTTGATAGAAGAAGGGCTGAGGTATTAAATGGGAAGAAAGATGATTTTTCAAATGATGCTAATGGAAATCCTAAGGACATAAATTGGTATATTAATGATATTAAATCAAACCTAAGTAAGATAGAAGCTGCTAAAGAAGAGAGAAATAAGAGGGCTAAAGAAACTGCCGGACTACTTTCACAGGATGAAGCTTTAAGAGGACCTGAAGCATTTCTTTCTCTGTTTAGAAAAAATGCAAGAGAAAGTTTATCTCATGCTTTTTACTTACTTAATAATGGAAATGAAACTTTAGAAACTCCTGCTACTATTAATCAAGGTAATACTCAAACAGGTGCTGCCTATACTGCCCAAAAGGAACAAGCAATAAATGAGAATGATGATGAATTTGAGGATGACTTGGATTTGGGTAGTTTGAGAAGAGTGGATGATGATACAAGAGGTACTTGGAATCAAGAAAAGGAACTTGCTTGGATAAAGAAAGTACTTCCTCAATTATCTGATAATGATAGAGTAAGAGTAGTGAAAGGTCTTATTAGAGTTGGAAATCAAGGAGCATTGGCTTGGGGACAATTCAATAATGGCATAATTACTTTATCTGATATAGCTGCTGAGGGTACTGCTTACCATGAGGCTTTCCATGTAGTATTCAATCTTCTTCTTGACCAGAATGAGAGAATTTCTCTATTAAATGAGTATAGAGAAAAGCACCCTGATATGAATAATTTAAGTCTTGAGGAAGAATTAGCAGAAGACTTTAGAGAGTTTGTAATGCAAGGTGGAAAAGATACGAGAAGTTTAGGCAGAAAGATTATTGATTTCTTTAAGTCTTTGTTTATTAAAACTAAGTATTGGAAAGACTTCAGACCTTCTTCTATTTATTACTTCAGGGCTATAAATGAGGGTAAATATGCAGGAAGGGATAATACAGACTCTTTTGACACAGATAGACCTAATGTAAGATACAGAAAAATTCCTTCTATAGCTCAGTTAAGAGCACAAGAGAAATCTGCATATGAGAAATTTAATAATGATATAGAAGAAGATTATAGGGAAGCCAGAGATATTATAAAGAAAATAAATTATAGAAGGTTTAATACAGAAAGAGAAGCTATGAGAGCTTTTGATGAATCTGGAATTAGCAAGGATTTCTTCTATAGACTTACAAGGTCTGGTGCCAATAATGCTGCTGGTTATAAGATTCAATTACTGACAAGAGATATGATAGAACAATATAAACAATATAATAATCCTTATGGTGATGAATATGAAGATTATACAACGCCTATAGAGAATTTTTACTTTGATTCCTTAGACCCTGAAATTCAAATGATGTTATTTGATAAAGGTTGGACTAAAGAACAGTTTGATTCTATATCTCAAGCAGAGAGAGACCAAGCAGTTAAATGTATAGCTCTCTAATCAGTAGGGTGAAATTTTTTATAAAGGAGAAAGAAAAAGGGAAGTAGAACTTAATCTATTTCCCTTTCTTTTTATCCTTATTTTATTGCTTGAAGAATGGAATACCAGTCTCAGGATGTAATCCTCTGTAAATAGTCCTGTTCATAGGAATTATAGGAGATTCAAAGAATGACTTGTATGCAGTACTGTGTCCTTCATACCTGCCAGATTGTAATTCATCCATGTAGTTCCAAGGATTGAGTAGCTTAGTTAAATTAAGCATATTCTCAATTGTATTCACACCAGCAGCAGGTGATTTGATAATCTTCAAACCTTCTGAAATCATAGGTTTGCCAGGTATCATAGCACCTAATTCAGTGTACAATCTTCTTGCTTGATATTCAGCCATCCTCACTAACCAAGGTCTATCCTTATCATCAGACCACTCAATTAGACCAATAATAGCCATTACTGCCAAGAAGTGACTTGTCTCAGTCAATGCTCTTCTTATGTTAGCCTTCTCAGTAGGGGTAAGCTCATTCCACCTTGCAGCAAGATTAAATTGAGTTTCTCTCAAATCTCTTGCAAGTTGTAACAGGAATCTACCACTTGTTATATAATAACCTTCAGTCCAAGCATCCAAATCATAGTTATAAGTAGCTGACTTAAATCTTCTATTCAGAGATGGTTTAATCCATTTTCTGAACATCATACCCATTCTACCAATAGCTAATCTTTGTACTGCTGACCTATCAGCCTTATTGTAAATACCGTGCATTCTCTGATTGATTGCTGCACTTCTTCTACTGAACTTGATAATGTCATCCTGTGTAAATGCAGAGCCATCAGCCTTTGTATAACCCTGCTTCAATTGAAGTTTAGCACCAGCTTTCTTATTATTCTTATCAATAGGAACTACTTCCATAGCATCCCATAGACTGACAATCTTACCATTAGGTGCTTTCATCTTATAGGCATCAGCTAAGGCTAAAGAGGTTCTGTTATGCATCCAGTGCTCACCTGCATTATTCATAAAGAATAGTGTAGATGTGCCGAACATTCTACTGAACCAAGTCTTCCTATCAAAATTCACTTCTCTGACATCTTGCTCATACTCTTGCATTACATTGAATAATTCATCCCATAGAGCAAGTTTACTTGTCTTTACTCTATTACCTATCTCAGCAAGATAAGCAGGTAAAGCCTGACCATAAACTCTATCAGCAGTGATTGTATTCTTCTCATTAAAGAACTCACCAGCAAATGACTCAATTCTCATCATCACTTTACCAGTAGCTATATTGGAAATACCTGAAAGAACATTAAGTGCTAAGTTGTTCATAGAAGTAACTCTATTTACAAAGTTAGCAACTTTACCCTTATCAATATTTGTCTTACCAAATGTACCTTCATCTGCCATGTATCTTCCATATACCTGCATTTCAAAGAAGTCATTCAGTCTTTGGACAAATCTTGTAGCTTCTCCTTCTTTGGTTAATTTACTCTCAACCTTTCTACCTACTGCCTTAAACTTCTCTACAAGTGGCTTACCTCCTTGAGTTTGGATTACTTGCCTTTCTCTTAGCAAGTCTCTGCCTAATTCAAATACATCAATAACCTTGTTCATTTCATCAAAGTCATTAGCCATTGCAGCATAAGCTGTGAGGGTACTTACAATGTCAGTAGACAAGTCATTTGCACTTTCTCCCTCTTTCAGTTTAGTAAAGTATATAGGAAGAGTCTGTACCTCATTGCCTTCAAAGTCCTTCACTGTGGCTCTGTCTCCAAAGTCCACATCATCAGTCCTTCTAATGAACTCATTCTTGATACTTTCCCATATCTGCTTTGCACCTGACTTCACACCATCAGATGACTTAACTCTCTCAAGTAAGTCCTTTCTTATCTTGACAGCATTAGTAAGTGTAGTGTACTTCTCAGGCAAATAAGAATCCAATTGGGACTTAATGTTCATTACTGTATCATAATACTCTTTCTGAGCTGCATTCAGTCTTTGGTATTGCTTATTACCATAGATTGACATCTTAGGTACTTTCTTACCATTAACTATTTCCATATTGGCATCAGACCAAGCTTGTCTTTCTTTCTTATATTTCTCAGCATCTTCACCAACAGGATTCTTCCCATACTTCTCATTAAGAGATTTGAACATTTCCCTTACTTTCTCCTTGAGCAAGGCTTTATTGATTTCAGAGATGTAATTACCACTTAAATTACCCTTACTGTCCCTCTCAAACATCCAGTCAGTATTCTTAATACCAGCCTTTTCAAGTTTAATAGTGGCAGCCTGTAATTGTTTCATTACATCAATAGTCCTCAGTCTTGCCTGTTCCTTACTCTTCTTGACAGCTTGGTCCATCACCTTCAATATATAATCAGAAGAATCTGCCATACTGTCAAGCCATCTGTCAAAGAAGGAAATATCCTCATCAGCCATCTTCACTAAATCCTCAGCCTTAATCACTTTACCCTTGAACTTACCAAAAGGTATCATGATATTTTCTCCTACAAATGGCTTAATGAAGTCCACAAATAGAGGCATAGAAACATCATTGTACTTAACAAATAGGTCTCCAATCAAAATAGAAGCATTATCTAATGCTACTCTGACTCTTTGACCATATCTATTATCAGTATATCTTTCCTCATCTACCAATGCTTTTCTTATGTCCTCAATGATATTCTTATATGAGTACATGTAATTTCTTACATCTCTCAATACAGAAGCCCTTTCATTTGCATTAGTGGCTGGGGTGTTTCTCAACACTTCAAGCCTGCTGCTTACCTTCTGTAATTCTTCAAGAGCATTATCAAGGAAAGCATAGATTCCCTCAATCTCATTATTGTCAGCTAATTCAAGCTCAAGTCTATCAATAAGAAGTCTTTGATTAGCACTAAATTGGCTATTAGGCTTTCTCTTCTCATAAATCTTGAGTCTCTTCAACTCATTATTCATGATGTCCTGCAATAGCCTTCTATCCCTTTGAACTCTCTCATTAGTCTGATAGAACAAGCCAGAGGAATTAATGTTCCCCACATTTATCTCTTCATCCATTCTACCATTGAGAATATCTCTTGCCAACCTGCCAAAGTCTTTGTCTGCTTCATACACAGCCTTTTGTATCTGGCTGGCATTCATTGTCTTGAAGAAGGATTTAATAGCTGAGATTATTCTCTCTAATAAATTCTTATAGGGTTTCTGTCCTATAGGCTCTGACTTCAATAAGTGCTTTGCAAGTAATTTACCTGCTGCTTCTTTAGCTAACTTTGCAGTATCACCTTTGTAGAGAGTATTATAGGTTTCATACTCATCACCAAGTATTTCACCTATAAGACCACTTGAACTGAGATTATTAATCAATCTATTGATAAGAGGGGACTCTCCCATTGCCTCAATAGCAAAGTGAGCAAACTCTTCAGGAAGAGCTTTTTCTCCCTCAATACCATTAGCCAATCTAATCATCTCAATCATTCCATTAGCAGCAGTTCTTGCCACATCAAAGTCTGTTACACCATTAATTCTCATTCTCTTTTCAAGGTCTGTAAGAGCACCTATTGCAATACCATTAGCTGCCAAAATGTCTCTTAATCTACTATTAAGATTGGCATTATATGCCATTTTGTCAGCATCAATTGAGTTGAGTCTGTTTCTCTTCTCGACCTTTACTCCTATGAAGATTCTTGGAGATTCAGTGTCCTGAATCTTAATAATCTTAGCTACATAATCATCCCTGAAATCTGAGGTTTGATTGAATGAGATTGCCTTCTGTAGTAACTTCTGATAGTTCTCATCATTATTTACCCAAAGAGCAGGTCTATCCATTCCCCTCTTATAGTACCCTATTTCTCTATTAAGTCTTTCAAGTACCTTTGACTCAGGAATAACATCACTAAGATTGGTCTTTTGTAGAAGACTTCTTAATGTAGGTTCATTGTTTTCATCAAGAGTTAGCCTTGGATTCCAGTTCTTAATAAACTCACTACTCTTAGTAATCAAATAAAGTCTGGTAGCCTCTGACCTATTATTGCCAGTGTAGGCAAGCAAGCCCTTAAAGAGCTTACTGTCTACTACCTGACCCTTATTGTTTCTTACTTGAGGGATAATTGCACAATTTCTTGCCATATCTTATAAGCTATATAAAGTTGTTGCACCACAAATATTATCACCATTCTCATCTCTATACTCTGTATTAGGCTGGATTGATGTTACATCATCAGCCTTAGGAACAGAAGTATCAAGAGGTGAGCCATAAGTTCTTTCAAAACTTTCAGCTAAAAAATCCATATATCCTTCAGGAATATCAGGAACAGAGTCTTCATTGTAATATCCCTCCTCATAAAGAACATCTTTTCCATATTCATACTCTATGAAACTGTTCCTATATCCCAAAGGTTCAATCCTTCTATACCTTGCTACATTACCCCTAATCTTATTAGAATTATCAAGCTTATAGTAAGCCCATCCTCCTTTAATTCTTTTACCTATGTATTCCATAAAGGCATACCTATCCCCTTCAAAGGCAGGATACTTCTTTATAATTTTCTTATCATAAGCATTGGAAGACTCATCAATTACAAATGTTACCTCATTTTTAATCTCATTATCTTCGCCTATGAACTTGACAGAAGATGTGTCAGGTATTTCAGGAACTAATTTCCTATTATCCAAGTGGTTATAGACATACTGGTCTACAAACTGGCTGTAGTCATCACTTGATGCAGGTAAGGCTCTCAGAGTACTAATATACTCTGGTATTATCTTTCTTACTGCAACTGGTGCCAAATGGATAAAGGTATTAGGACCAAATGCAAATCCATTCCTATAATAACTATACTTAAATAAATTAAGAGCAAGTTTCTGAGCTTCTGGGTTCTGCATATAAAGCAGTGATGCCCAGTCTCTCATATACCTTTCCCTTAAAGTAGGGCTTAACTGACCAACATTCTTGAAGACTAAAATCTGCACAGGATTATTGTCATTTGCCCTAATTACCTTGAGCCTCTTTATAAACTCAAGTTCAGCTATATCAGGATTGTTGGTAACAATATCCTTAAATTCTGTAGGGAATGTATTTATAAAATTTTCCCTGCTTTCTTTTGAAGACATTATTGAGGATTTAACATTAGAGTCTGGATTTATAACTGTTCTTGTACCAAAGAAATCTGTCTTAGACATTATATAAGCAAGCAAATCATTGTAAATACTATTCATAGTCTTCACATCCAATCTACCTGTCTTTGTCATATTTCCAAGTTTATCTATCACATTCACAAATGGACGAGTGAATTGAGGAAAATATGGACCTAACATATCAAAAGTTCTTTCAATTCCAAGTGTATAGAAAGCCTGTAAGAATGGTAAAGGACTATTAAGTAGCCTCTCTCTAACCTCATCAAGATTCTCCATATCAATATCTGCAAGAATGTTAGTAGATATTACATTGGCATTTTTCAATGGAAACTTTTCATTCTTCGCTTTGTCTAAGAAATCTACTACCTTCTGAATCTTTAGCATGGTATCTGCAATAGTAGGACCAGAAGCTCCCTTTTGAGTATCAGCTCTAGTAGCCTGTACTAACTGTTTCAGAGCATCAGCAGATTTCATAATTCTCTTGAACAAATATCCAACTGATACTTGTTTCTTGTAGAACTCAACTTTACTGTAATCAGAAGTCTGATGGGCACTTGTAATGCCTGCCATTTCCTTTGCAATAAGGATGTTGTTGGCAAGGTCTTCAATTAGGAAGTCATTATTCTTATAGTTATCATAAGTAACTTCTTCCATCATTGCAGCCTTCTTCTTGTACTTATCAAGTACATCATCAATAATAGTATCCTTACTTTTACCCTCTCTACTTTCTCTAAAATAAGCCTGAGTAATATCTATGATAATAGGTTGTGTCATAAGCAGACCTATTTCAATAGGATTGTAACCAAGTCTTGAAAGAAGCATAGAGGCATCAGCAGTAAATGCGTTCTGGTTAATACCAGCCAGCACAGGGTCTTTCACATTATCCACAGATGCAGCCAAGAAACCTGCATTATTCTTTGATATGAACTCTTTGTCTTTATTCATAATATCATGTAGGGATGTAAGTCTCTTTCCATTCAATACAAATGAGCCATTTTCCACATCAAGACCTAATTCAGTATGTTGCATCAAAGCATGGTTTGCATTATGGTTTGCATATATACCAATCAGCTTTGCACCAGTCATATTCTGTTGGTGAAGTTGTACCTGAGTTCTTGGAGAGATAGGGTCAAGTTTTCTCTTAGTTCTTTCAGCAAGTTTGCCAAGTTCTTCCAAATCTATTGAAACTAACTTAGTGATAACTGGACCATTAGGAATATTCAAATCCCTTCTCAAATCTGATTCATAACTTGAACTAAGGATACTGACAATTCTTGCAGCCTTCTTCTGATAATCAAAACCACCAGGGTTAAGAATCTTAGAAGCTGTATCTGCATTTGTCAGAACTCCCCACATCATATCTATCATCAAGTTATTTCTTGCTTCAAGACTATTCTCTTGTGGAGATTTGTTGAAGTAATATTTTATCTTTACAATCTTGCCCTTTCTCCTACCTAAAGAGTATTGCTTTCTTCTTGACTTGAACCATTCTTTGAACCTGTCTGTTGCAGTCTCAGAGAATTGGTACCTCCTAACACCTTGGTCTTGAACATACTCAATATAGTCATCTATATCAAGCTCATCATCAGGATGTTTTCTCTGATAGTCTTCAAAAGCAATTCCTATATTTCTGTCAATCTCTTCTACAATATCAGCATTAGCTGGGTCAGTATAGAAGTCATCCCAAGCATCCTTGATTCTATATCTGTCAAATATTCTAAATTCTGGCAACATGATATACATCTTATCCACATCAAAGTCTGAACCTGCTAGAGTAGTAATCTCAGCAGGAAGCATGATTGCAGAACCATTCTGTTGAGGAAGGAAGCCCTTAATATACAGAGGAGCCATTGAATACTTATCCTCCGTTGGAATTCTATATCCAATCAACTTTCTAAGGTCTTCAGGCAACTCATTGATGTCAAGTTCATGAGTTCCTTCCTTCATAAGAGGCTCATAGAACTCTCTACTATATGCAGGCATATAGCACTCAAAATACATGATAGATAACTCTCCTTCCCTTCGAGCATTATTAACAAATTCTTCATAGCTCTCTCTTGTTGCATTAGGGTGAGCTTCACTAAAAAGCTCATAATTCAAAGGATTGCCATTCTTGTCCTTGAATACAATGCTTAACTGTTCAGTCAAGCCATAGTCAGATACCTGAATCAATGCTCCACCTCTAATCTTCTGCTTGGTAATTCTACTCTTGATGATACTATTCAAAAGGGTCTGTACTCTCTGAGATTGTACAGGGTCAAACAATGGAATATTGAACTGACCATTCTCATTAAGAGTACATGCTCTCATCATGTCAATTCCATATCTCTGATTACCTCTAATCTCTTCAAGTAGTATCTCCTCTACCTTCTTAGGGTCTTTAAATATATCATCTACATCCATGAATGCCTGAAGGATGTTTTCAGTGTTAATAGCATTATATAAATCCATCCATTCCTGCTTGGTCATCTTTTTACCATCAACCTCAATAATGGTATCTGGTGTAATATCAGCAGTAATCAACTTTCTAATCTGAGTACCTACAAGTTGTACAGCATCAATAGCATGTTCAGGAGTTGCAGTCTGAATGCCATAATCCTCATAGCTCACTTTATGAACTACATTAGGATTCTCCACACCATCTTGTGTAGTAGCATTCTTTAAGACTTCCTTCACCTGCTTGAAATCATTGACTTGGCTAAGGTCAATAATCCCTTGTTTGCCAACTTTAGTAGTAGACTCAAACTGAACTACATCAATATTATTCTCCTCCATGAACTCATTGATGGCTCTTAGCTTGCTTGATTTACCAAGAGGTCCAGCAATTAACTCGTGCATAGCAAGTAATAGAAACTCAGAGTTCTTATGTTGTACTGGAGTCTTTATACCTGTATGACCTTGTACACCACTCATGTTATTGACTTGAGTATATATATAAGGTTTCTTAGTCTGCCAAATAACATTAAAATCAGCTATATTCCAATTTCCACTCTTGAAATTGTTATATGCTTGCTCCATTTCATCTGTCCACTGACCAGACATACCAAGTATTGCTCTATAAGAACTTAGACTTCTATAAGCCTGTGCATCTGCAACATTAACTGCCTTGAACTTATAGACAATATTATCTCTATCTATCTTGGTCATTTCACCTTTCTTGACTCTTTCATCAAGAACTGTTTCAATGTCACTCAGTACAGAAGAGGTAATCACACTATCCTTCAAATAAATAGTTCTTTCCCAATCTCTACCAATTCTCTCACCCTTATAAGTTGCTTTGGTATTCATTCTAAGAGCAGGGGCATGAACCTCCTTATATCTCTTTTGAAAGTCCTCTACATTCTTATAGAATGCCAAATCAGTAGTAGTCAATTCAATGATTTGAGAAGTGGCTAATTTACTATTCCAGTAATACTCTCTCAATGCAGCCTTTGCATTGTTCTTTACTACAAGGTTTCTATTGATACTATCAGCTTCCTGCTTTGTAATATCACCTCTTGTAACTTTTTGAGTAACCATATCCCTTATCTGTTGGAACAGATTTGCAGCTACCCTATCATCCATTGGGCTATTGTTGTTATAATCTTTCAACAACAACTCCATATCAGTAGTCCATAGAGTAGTACCAAGAATCTCTTTAGCCTTAATAAGAGATTTTGCAGTTCTTGAGTTCTGCTGTGCTTGCCCTGCAAAAGGCAGATATTTATATCTTCCATTTGGCAGTTCATCAAGCAGACCAATTCTTACCCAATCTCTATATGCTTCTTCAAAACCATTATCCATAACTTCTCTAAGGGCACCTCTGATAAAATCCTTCAACTCAGCACCACTTCCCTCTCTACTCAACCTACTCAATCTGTCAAGGAATGTCTCTCCATTATCATATCTAATGGAATTAAGTGCAGGTAAGAACTTAAACTCAGCTCCACCTATACTCTGTATACTTCCATCCTTCTTCTTTCTGGCAATATCATAGTTTGCTATAGGAGAGATGTTTGGATTATCATTTTGAAGCTCCTCATCTCTTGCTCTGACAAGCATTATTCTGTCATATTCTTGATTGACTAAATCAGTCAGTTTGTCAAGAATAATATCATCATAAGTCAACTTGTTTCCATTCTCATCATATTCAACTCCACTGACATACTTTCTGAATCTGATGAACTCAGCAGAAGGAGAGTCTGAAAGAATAGGAACATGATACCAAGCCCACTTTACACTTGTTCTACTATCCTCTGGGTCTCCCCAGTATTCAGTAAGAAGTACTAATGTGTAATCCAAATCATCCCAGTTGGTATAGTCTACTTTATCAGAGTTCAATACCACTTTATGACTTAGACCTCTTCTCATTTCCTCAGAATTGACAAGTTGCTCCAACCAATCACTTCTCCATCTTCCATCCTTGAAGAACCACTCATACTGCTTAAACTCAGTATTAATGAACTCTTCAAATCTCTTCTTGTCTCCTCTCACATTCTTGAGCTGTTTAATCAATTTCCCAAGATAGTTAGGAGTAACATGAGAGTAATAAGATTTATCATTCTCTCTAACACTACTTTCAATAGCATCTTCAGTCACATTAGTCATCATACTTGCAATCATGTTATAAGCAGAGCCAAATGTATTGATTAAGTCTCCTCTCTTTTCTGTACCATCTTCTCTTGTCTCTGACTTGATTTCACCCTTCTTAATACCACTGAATATTACATTCAACTGTGGTAATAGAAGCATGATTGGGTCAGTAAAAGTAATTCCTTCAGCAGTCTTAATATCTGTAAGTGCATTCTTCAATACAGAAGGATTTGCATCAATACCAAGCATATTTAATAGCTTGAGTATAGTATTCCAAATCCTATCCTCTTCAAGAAGTTTCAACTTTGCCTCAGTATTAAGATTAGAGAATTGGTTGTTTAGGGTTTCAACCCACTTGAGACCTTTCTCAGCATTCTCAATGTTTATATCCCCATTCTTCTCATATACACTATCATCATCAAGTTGAATACCATTCTCATAGTTATCTCTCCAAGCATCAAGAAGATAATATACACCCTCAGGCTTATTGATAGCAATAGTCTGCATCTTGAATGTACCATCAGGCATCATCTTTTTCTTCTGAATCCAGTAAGGCGTGAAGTCCTTTCTGAAGTCTTGGTAGAACTGAGAGAACAGTGTTTCATTACCTTGTAAAAGCTTTGTTACTTGCTTTACCCAAGGCTTGTTCTTTTCAAGCTCCTGCATAAGAGGAATCATATCCTCAGAGGTAATCATATCCCTCAACTTATCAATGAAAGTTGCATGGACATAATCAGCATCCAAATATCTTGGGAATCCTAAGTCATCTTTCTCATGCTTTCCTCTATAATCCAATTTGGGTACTTGTCTAATGACCTTTCTTACTGCTTGAGATAATGACTCATGGGAACTTACTTGTCTAAAGTTGGTCATCCAACCATCTTTGAAAGTCTCTTCCTTATTGTAATCATCAGCTTGCTCATCAAGTTCACTATCTCCTTCAGGAGTATCATCATTCAAGTTGGCATCTTTAGGAGCAATGTAGTTCAGGTCAATCCTAATGCCCTCTGTCATTATAAGCAATGTACTTGCTTCTTCTGCCAGAGGTTTGAAGTTATCAACAACCTTTCTATAGGCTTGTTCCTTATATGCAGCTTTCTTCTTTGCAGCAGCCAATTTCTGCTCATCAGAATATTTGTCTGCACCTTTAGCTGAATTGATTTTATCCAATTCAACCTTCACTCTATTCTCCTCTGTATCATTAATATAGGACTGGAATATGTCCAATACTCTACTGAACAATCCAGCAGGAGTGTACTTCTTTATAACAGTAAATCTGTCAAGGGAACTTAGTTCCTTCTGTAATTGCAATCTTTCTTCATCAGAAGCAGTGTCCATTCTCTTGTTAATGGAATCATCCATTTCCTGCAATGCCATGTCTACCTCATTACTGAAGAATCTTGCAATCAAAGTAACTCTATCCCTTCTTGTTCTTGGGTCAAAGTCTAAATAAACCTTAGCCTGCTCTTCAATGGAAGAGACCTTAGGAGTATCAAATGAAGAGGACAATGCCTCATCAAGCATCTCTGTTACATCTGCATTCCTAAGCTTAAATCTGAAATCATTAAGTTCTTTTGCAGTAGGATACTCTTCAATAGATTTATTATTCTCTTTTTGCCACAAAGCTACAAGACCCTTTACAGATTCCTCAGTCTCTCCTTGTAACTTCTTAGCTAAATCCCTAATCTCTTTAGTTGTTACTAAGCAATTATTCATATAATATCCTTGTTAAATAAAACAATAGCAAAGGTAAGTATTTATCCTTAATAAACCAAGATATTAAGTATAAAAGTTGTCACCAGTTAATTTGATTACTAATTATAGTATAAAGAAATAAGGGATTCACTTATATATTCACATCTAATCCCTTTAAGGTGTTTATATTTACCTATCTAAATAAGTGATGATAAAATGCTTCATCTTCTTTAGTTCCTACTTTTACATCAGCAAAGCCATAAAATTCTGGTAAATGTATATTATACATCCATAATCTTCTTTTTAGAGAAGACTCATTAGCTGAATAACCAATCTTAAAATACTTTTCTAACTTAATTAAGTAAATCATATCTTATTTTTTTTTCATTACAAAAATAAGAAAATTTACTTAGAAAAACAAGGGGATAATTAAAAATGTAAGGGAGATAATAAACTATTTTATCTTCTCCCTTAGGAAATCTCTTAATATTGTCAAGAAGAGATAGTAAATAGCAGAGATTTACTCCTGCTCATAATCTGTGTTTCTGTATTTCTGCAAATCCTCTTCAAATTTCTTAGTTTTAGAATACCCACAGGGGTTCATAAACTCAGGACAGAATCCTCTATACAGACATTCAGGAACACATTTATCAGCTAATACTGGGTCTACCTCCCTAATAGCCTCTACTACTTGTTTCCATGCCTCTCTAGTTTCTTTAGAAGCACAAGAACACAGTCTCTTTCTTGATATGTTTATAATAGCCTGAGCATTAGCTGTCATATCCATATCATTAAGAGCACCTTGAGGTAATTCATTTCTTGGGACAGGTAATACTCTCCTTTCTCCTCTCTGGCTATGGACATACTTCTCACAACCTTCATGGTGTCTTACAAAATGAGTAGTGACCCACTGCATGATGTCCTTCCATGTCCAATCAAATTCTACTAACCTAATTGGACTATGCTCAGCAAGGAGCATCTTTGCTTCCCAAGACTTTGAAGGCTCTTTAGATAATGGTGCTTTACCAATAGTCCTTCTTGCAGCATTCAAAGCTCTCTTCCAACTTGTTACTTGGTCTAATCTAACAATTTCACTCATATACAAACTTTGTTAAATCTGTAGGAATAGAAGGTAATCCTGTCATCTTCCTAACCAAATTATTATTTTTGTCTCACTTAAAGTGGACATGGATTTGATTAGTTCAAAGTTATCTACCATACTATTTCAGTTTGAAAGCCAATTCTTCTATAGTAGATACTCCGAACTCTTCCATAAGCTCATTCTTCACAGAAGATTGAAGCATATCAACAGCTGTAGTAATAGAACCAATAGGGTTTCCTTTTACCAGCTTCTTGAAATTTTCAGATTGTTTACTCATATTATTTCCTCCTTTTACTCTAGTATAACTTCCATTTCATCAACATTCCACCCCTTCAAATCAAAGATAGCTTGTACCTCTTTCTTTGACTTAGGAGCTATATAATCCCAAGCATTTTGAGGTAATATAATCTGCTCTTCAACTGCCCCCTTTAGGTCACAATCAGAATAGTCTGCATCCTCAAAGTATTCACCATCTTCATCCTTGCCAGAGTCAGTAATGGTATAGTCAGACACTTTTATCTTGACAGTCTTACTAAGTGTCACAGATACAGTTACTTCAATCTCCCTTTCAGGGAGTTCTTCTTGATTCCAAGGTGCATCTTTAGTATCTGCACCTAATGGATAATCACAGTTGTTCATTTTATTCTTTCTTAGGTTTACATCCAAATTATTCTCCTTAATCAGTCTTCGAGCAATTACACTTTCAAGATTATGGGGAATACTAATGTGCCTTCCTTCATCATTGACATAAATAGCATGGCTTCCACTATACCTATCATAATGAAAGCCATTCTTCTTTACTATCCTGATAAACTCTTTCTGTGTGTACTGTCTCATTTATGACATATTCAATACTCTCGCATATTTGTTCTTACATTCTTCACATACATAATGCCCTCTATCATCAATGGTTACAGCAGGCTTGCCACAATAGTAGCACCTATTTACTGCATTGAATCCAAGGGCAACACTACTCTTTGTAAAATCCTTGATTACTTCTCCTATAAGAGTCTGGGCTTGTGAGAGTTTCTCTTTCTCTTCCTTAGTCATTGGTGCACCCATAGGAATTATCATTCCTTTGATTCTCCAAAGAAGATTAACTCTCTTTCTCCAAGACTCTTGTTTAGGAGAAGGGGAGGTATGATAACCTCTCCTGTCAGGACTTGCATAAATTATACCTGACCTAATCATTTTTCACCTCCTTCTAAATATATTTCTTATTTCACTATCTTCCAGTATCACATTGTTCACTGTTTCAAAAGGATTCTATATAGTCAGCATCAGGGAATGCTGCATAAACATCATCCCATGCAGCATCCCTCTCATGCTCTACATCCTCATTATACCTGTTGCTGTAGGTCTTCCTATGACCATTCTTAAAATGTATAATAAATGTCATACTTCACCTCCAAGTTGTTTAATCCTGTCATTGATATACCAAATAGCTTTCTTCAAGTCCTCAACTTCCTTCTGGTTGTCAGAAAGAGAAGCATCCTTCTTGAGTCCAGCCCTCCACAAATACTTGATTGCATTTCCAATAGCAAAACAATAATGCCTTGTAATTTCAATACATTCTATACCAGAAGGATGATTACAATAATGCTGAGGATGATTTACATTATCCACTTTTGTTTTCATCTATACCTATAATTTTTCTGTATATACAAAACCAAAAACAAATTATTTAGGATTCAATGAATCCAACATGTTCCAAGTTCTGGAACTGCCTTGATAGTTACTTTCTTACAGAAAATAGCAGCAGCATACTCCATGCACTCACTTAACTTCTTAGCTTCCTGCTCTGCAATTTCTTCAGGTGGTTCTATTAGATACTCATCATGGACATCATTAGGAATCAGGACTTTAAATATAAGTCCATCATTCACAAGATGATTGAAATATCTAATACCAGCAATCTTAGTCATTGCAGCAGCAGTGCCTTGTGAGGGATAGTTACATGATTGGTTATCAGAAGCACTCTTTCTTTTCCAAAGGTGTTTCATCACTGATACATATACAGTTTCTCTGTTAATATCAATGAATCTCTCTTCCACTTTGCCTGCTTTCTTTACTTTATATGAATACCTAACAGCTATCTCTTCAATAGGCTTACCTTCAGCAAATCTCTTGGCAATCTCTTGCATGACAGATGGTGGTATCTCAGATATTACTCTGCCACTATCTCTTGCAGCTTTGTATATATCCCAGAAATCCTCCATACCATTCTTCCTCCTCTCTATACCTTTCAGTATAGGATAGTCATAGATATATGCTCTAAGCCCAGTTATCTTAGAAATCAAGATATAACCTCTATTCCACATGTCTCTCTTCTGTACTTTGAAATAGTCTGCTATACCATAGAATCTCTTGAAATAGTTGTTATAAATCTCAGTTGCAAAGTCTACAGGAATGTTACAATTAGTAGCCATTGTAGAAGCCTGCCCATTATAATTGAAACAGAACCTTGCTTTCTTAGCCAAATCTCTGAGGTCTTTTCTCATCTTCTTGACATCTTTTTCCTCAATACCATCAAGGTCTTTGGGAAAACACATCTTAGCTACAAATGAGTGCCCATCTCTTTGATTAGGGTCATTATAGAAATCAATCCACTCCTTATCACCAGACAGCTCTGTAAATACATGACCTTCTTGGTCTCCATAATCACAGTCTATCAACATGTGCCCCTCCTCAGGGATAAAGGCTGCTCTTGTCTCTTCTGTAGCAGGAAGCTGTTGAATATTGACACTCTTATCATTTGATTGAGTTGTAGTATCTTTATTCTCATCTTCTTCCTCTGCAATATCATCATCCTTAGTCTTACCTCCCTTTCCTTTACCTCCTGAGCCACAAGATAACCTCAGTGTTATCACACTGGACTATATCTCCACCATATAACAATGTACAACTACTGTTACTTAGGTACTCCGTTTATAGTCTCTGCACCTTCCCAATAGGGCTTGGCTCAGTCTAATAGTTTTCCCTCTCTTTGACTGAATTTACGGAGTTACTATCTTGTAAATTTCTCTACAAGTGGGCAGAATTTATCATACTTTCTTTTTAGATAGTATGAGGAGTCTTTGTATATTTTATCATAGATTGTATATACATCTGCATTTTTAGTTACCATTATATGATACATGTGACTATCTATTTTATATAGATGAGCTTTTATATCTTCTTTACTAAGAAAATCTACAAGCTGAGTAGAAAAATCTAAGCTACCAGATGCAATCTTAAATCTAAAGTTAAAACATCTTGCATCTTTAGTTAGACTACCATCACCATCAAATATACCTAATAATACATTCCAATTAATATACTTCAGTTTTAGGGTTAATGATTTTCTTTCAGTAATTCCAAATGTAGCTAGATAATCACATATCTCCTGATTCATAAAGCTTATCTTGTAATAAGTCTTATTATCTCTCTTATCTATATGACTATTTATATTACATTTATTACCCAAGAACTCATTCCAATAGGTAAGTATATCCTTGTTGTTTTCTGCAAACTCTAAGACTACTCTTCCTTTATAAATATAACCATCAGTTGCTAAAATGCCTAAGAAATAGTCAAATTCAGGAGTTCCCTCCTTTGACTTTATATCATTAAGCTCTACTTTAGTTCTTGGTCTACATACAATTCCATTGCATTTTAACCTATATCTGATAGCTGCTCTACTTACTCCAAGCAGCCTTTCTATGTCGAAGGTACTTTTACCTTCATTATACAATCTAATAACCTCTTGGTCATTTACTTCTAATCTCTTTCTCATAATACAACATTTTAATTATGCTGCAAAGATAAGAAAAATATTTGAATTAACCAAGTAATTGGTGATAAAATATGATAATAATCTCTTACCTGTATCCATCATTTGATTGAATGTTGGGTGGATTCTATGTGTCACAGGGTTAATGGCATCAAGGAAGTTCTGACCAAAAGATGTTACTACCTTGAAGGCTGCTGAATACTCAAGATACAAAGGAACAATAGTACTTTTATCAGCTTGTAATTCTATGTACTTAGACTCTACAGACTTCTTCATTTTGCCTGTCTTTTTGTCTTTGACTAATAAGTCAAATCCAAGTTCTTCAAACAACCTGATTACTTGCTTAGAGCTGTTCCAGTTAATAATACATTGAGGTCCAGTATCAAACTCAGAGAATAGTGATGGTGCAGGTATTACCACATACACACTATCTGCAAGTTTAACTGGCTTGCCTTTCTTATGAGAATCATAATTGCTTGCAATCAAAGAAGGGTCATTCTTCTTCATCACATAATCAACTACCCACTCATTGAGCTTTTGCTCTGCAATTCTTAACCTCTCTGTATCCTTAGCCATCTTAGCTCTCCACTTCTTAGGGTCAAGTCTGATACCACAAAATTCAATATATGCAAGAACTCTTACAAACTCATTCTCAATATCAAGTGCAATTCTCTGACCTCTTGCACTGATGATTGGTAATTGACTGTTCATAATATCTTCAAGATATACTACATCATTTGCAGCATAAACTATGACATCCTCAGTCATTCCTGCATGTATTTTCCCTCTCACAGTCTTGTCAAGAAAGATATTCAAATATCTATCACAACAAGCCTGCAAAGAGAGGGAGACAATGCCCAGAGGAAAACCAAGATATAGAATCTTTTCAGCTAAATAAGTATCATAGACATTTCTGACTACAATATGTTCCTTATATAGCCATCTTAAATCAAACTTTGCATTATGAATGATAAATAATCTGTCACTTTCAAGATAGTCTTTATACTGCTTGACATCAGTGGTCAAACAGTCTATTACTACTTGATTCTCCTTATTACCTAATTGAAGAGTAAGTAACTTGCCCTGCCATATCTCTGTGCCTGTAGTCTCAGTATCCAATCCTACAACTCGAAGAGGCTCCAATATTTCCAGAGACTCTTCTACAGAGATGCACTTATATTTGGCATCAGGAAATTCAAATAGTTCTCTTTGACCAGTAACAAAATATATCATATCATTCAAATGTTATAGTATAACCATATCCAACAATAAAGTCAATTGACTTAACCACTGCATTAGCTTCCTCAAGCAATGAGCCTTCAACTATCATAGGACCTCCTGATGGGTCAATAAATTTATTCTTCTCATCTACATAACCCATTCTTAAAGTAGGTATGTCAGTCTTGATTAAATAAGTCTCTGATTCAGAACCATCAGGCTTCATCATCATTTTGAGATAGTTATTTGCACCACCCCTTGAATTTAACTTGATAATCTTTTCCATTACTTGATATATGCTATAAGTTCCTTAAAATCAAGAATATACTTGTATCTTTCAAAGAATTTACTACCTAAGATACCATGAATTTGAACCCCAGACTCTTGCTTTACTACTGCAAATGCTTCATCCAAGTCAGTAATACTGAACTCTTCTTCAAACTTCTGGCTCTTATATGCTACAGCCATCTTACAGAACTTACTACCAATCTTATTACCCTCAATGCCAATGATGTCCATTTCCTTATCAACTTCTTGATAGTCAAGGGTAGGGACTATAGAACTGTTAATATAGGATACATTACTGCCAGTATCCAATAGAAAGTTCAATTTCTTGTCTCCATTATAGAAAGTTACTACAGGAAGTTCTACCAGGTCCATAGCTTCCTTAAAAGAAATCTTGCTATTCTTTTTCTTTCTTATATCCTCAGTGGTATTGACAATAAATGCTATTATCAATACCAAGAGGACCACACTAATTATCTCTAAAATCATGTTTCATGCTTTTTTTTTCAGTCATTACTTAACTCCAGTGCTACCAAACCCTCCTCTGTTATTATCACCTAAGTCATCTACCTCTACAAGTTCAATTCCTGAACTGAACAGCCATTTCAGCTTCTGCCACATAGTAGCCTTCTGACTAAGCTGTATCCTGAATTGGCAAATTCTGTCTCCCTTATGAATAGTAGTAGCTTTCATAGAAGATGCAACATAATTCCACTCATCCTTATTACCAGAATAAACTTGGTCAATGACCCCAATTCCATTGGGAATAAAGATATTGAGCTTCTTTGGTCCACTGCTTCTTGATGCTACAATAGCCTCAAATCCATCAGGAAGTTTCATAGCTACTCCAAGAGGAATATAAGAGGTACTCATTTCTACATTCCTGTAGCCTACCTCCTCACCTCCTACAGTCTTTTTCCTGAGAGTCCCAGATTGTGCTGCATTGAACTCCACATCCTTTGCAGCCTTGAGGTCAATCCAATCTCCCTTTTCATTGATTTCAGGCATACAACCTTCTGTTAGCACTTTTATTTTAATCTTTAGTTTCATGTTTTATAAATCCTTTTACTTTAGTTACTTCTTTGATAGTAGTAAGTTGCGATACTAACCAATTGTTTGTTGAAGTTTTTCTAAACTTGAATATTGGAATACAAAGAAAGGTAATAACAGTAGTCCTTACTGCCAAATTGCCTTCTCTGTACTCCTGTGTTACTATACTTATCATTCCTTCCAAAATTTACTTGTTATATCCTCTAAGTCACAACCATGCACTTTGTACATTCTTTGATTAGTGGTCCTACTATTAAGTGGACCAAACTCTTCCATATAAGGACCAAGTTTAATATAATCAAAGTATTCCAAGTTTATATCCTTGCTTAACTCCTGCCTTCCACTGTACCAAGCAGTCTTCAGTCCAAGACTCTTGACTTTCTCAGCAAGCCTACTGACTGCTTTAGGGTCATTGTCTCCTCCCATAAATGCCACACATGATATACCTGTATTGGTATATATGAGGACATTAAGGCTATCCCAGTTGAGTGGTTTACCAATGTCCTCTGCCAAGTAAGAGCTATGACAGTTTTTGCATCCATTTTTACATCCTGTAATATTTATACATAATGTAATTTCGTCAGGCACCTCTGCAAATGTTACTTGAGTATTCAAATATTTCAACATATCTTTTAACTATATTAAGGTTATCTATAGGTAGGGGATATTTTTCCGCTAAGGTATTAAGATATTCCATAGGACAAATTATACACCTCTACTATAAACCCTCTTGCCTGCCTCAATCTGCCTGTCTTTACCAAAGGACTTAATAGGTCTAAGATAGCCAATTACCCTTGTGTATTGGGTAATGTTATGGCTATGGCACTTTGGGCACTCTGTGATTGGGTGCTTAGTGATATACCCACAATTATCACACTTACTATTAGGAATATTAAATGTGAAGTAGTTAGTACCATTGGCTATTGCAAAGTCTATCAACTTGAGATACTGTTCTTTACTCAGATGGTCTTCAAGATTGATATGAGCTGCTGAACCACCATCAGTGAATTGATAAGTCTGCCTTCCATGCAGGATGAACTTATCAAGTACTGAGGTATCATCATGTGCATTATAGAAGTATGAGTTATACAGATTCTCATCTTTAGGAACCCAATATTTATCTTCAGAATCCCACCTATAGTTTTTTCCTCCAAGTCCTTCAGCAGGTACTACCTCAGAATTAAACAAGAAAGGTCTCTTCTTGTTATGAATAGAATGTTTCTTATTCTCCTCTTTGATAGTCCCAAGTATGAGTTGCAGGAACTTAATGTACTCAGGATTATTACCTACTTCAAGACCCAAGAACCTTGCAGCCTCATTCAAGCCATTAATACCAATAGTGCTGTACAACTTGCTGATGTGAATATATCCACCATTTGAAGCAGCAAACATACCTTTATCTTCCATTTCATAAAGCATTGTCTTGAAGGCTATATGATACTTATAGACTCTTTCAAGGATGTCAATCAGATATTTCTTTAGCAGGGGAATGTTATCCTTACAATGTAGGAGATTTTTATCCCCCTCTTCGCTCCACCAAGTAGTTTCTTGCTTAGCCCAATCTTGCACAATCCTATTAATATTTAAGGTAATTACATTACAACTACCAGTCATAACACCAGTAAGACCTGATGTAGGATTGAAGGTATTCTCTGCAAGTTCATTTCTCAACCTACAGCATGAAGCCAAGCTATCAGCACTATCTGATATATAGGTAAAGAAACTATGACCTTCTGCATACATTTCAGCAGTAAAGTCTTTGTAATCCTTATCTATAATATCATTAGTCTCTGGGTCATACACCATAGCCATTGTCTCTACTGGGAAAGTAAGAATCTGCTTGGTTCTCAGTTTATTGAAGAACTTCATAAACAGCTTCTGAAGACAATCTATAGCTTCCCATTGGGGTTTAGTACCATCAGGATAGCAGAAGTCACTGAACAAAGAGTTGAAGTAGGTATGGTCATAGTAGCTTAAATTTGTGAACGGGGATTGAAAACTCCTATTACCAGCAGGCTGGTTTACACCATAAATAAACTGCTTGAATGCTTTATATATGGCATTTCTGATGGTTCTCTGCTTATTGCAATGTGCAGTAGTGGTAATTTCATCAAGCTTTTCATACCATTTCTCTCCAAACTCTTTCACAATATAATAATTCAGCGCAATAAAGTATTCACCTACTGCAACTGCACCCTTACATTGTGAGGACAGTAAGAAGATAAGATTGGTAATTTGACCACTGAATGACTGTAAATCATTAGGTGCTGAAGGTGTAATGCCATCAATATTACCTACTCCCTCCATCATAAGAGGATATAGACTTACTGCCATGCAGTATTGTTTCAATACAGGAGTGGTAGCTTCATCATGGGTGTAAATAATGTGATGATTCAAATCTTCCTCATACTTCTTAGCCACCTCAGGAAACATCTCATTTAGCTTATCCTTCATTCTCTGTCTCTGAATGATTCTATTGGTGGTTTTATACACCTCTCCTTCAAGATTAGCCACATTCTTCATAGTTACATTTGCATTAGCATCTGTCTCTGATGAAGTAGCTGCATTATCATTGGACTGACTATACTTATCCATATAATCAATCCTCTCTCTAATGAATCTTGCCTGCTTGTGTTTCTCTCTATAAAGGATATATGCCTTTGCTACATCAAAGAACTTGTCATTCATGAGAATATTTTCAATCTTGTCTTGAATCTCTTCAACACCAATAGCATCTCCTTCCAATTGAGAGAACAAAGAATTAATCATCTTCACAAGATAATCAGGCATAGGTTTACCTACTGCCTTGAATGCTGAATATACAGCTTTTTGAATCTTGTCAATATCAAAGTTCTCTTTTGTTCCGTCTCTTTTAATTACTATCATATTTTGCTTTACTCCTGATTTAACCAACTTCTTATGTCATTTGTCTCAGTCACACCAATAGGATACTCTGGTGAATAGGTCAAGTAATAATGAAGTTCCTTCACTATATCTCTCCAATTTCTGCACACATATTGACCTTTTGAGCCATAAGTGCAATCAGTGATTGCTTGTGTGTCAGGATAAATCCATACCAAAGGCATTCTACTGTTCCTACTAATCACAATAAACCTGTAATCAAGTAACTTGTAGTCTTTGTAGACCTCATCCTTATCAAGATTCTGCTTGATTATATACCAATACAACTGGGCTTGAATCCAATAATTCCACTCAATGAATGATTTGTGGAACTTCCATTCTTTCTTACTGGAAGTCTTCAAATCACAAGGTATAATGACCTTGTTCTTGTGGTCTACTATAATCAAATCAGCCATACATCTTAGAGAGATACCTTCCCATTCTCCCTTAAATTTAAGCTGATAAAATCTTTCAACATCATGATTGAATGGATTGTTAGGCTCAAAGTACCACTTAGTAAACTTGTGATTTCTTAGCTTATCAACACAATCCTGTGCAGCTTGGTAATCCTCAGTACTAACAATAGTCTTATCCATAGTAAGGAACAGTAGATTATAATACTCTGCACACTCTTCCTTAATCTTCTTAACCCTGTATGTAGCATACTTAGGATTAGCATAATAACCACACATTTCTCCAACACTGGCAATAATATCATCAGGAATAAGGTCTATACTCCTGTAAGATTCATGACATGAATTAAACAATACTCTTGCCACCTGGATTAGATTATCACTGATAGCAGGAAACTGTGCAACCTCAAATCTTTTATCAAACTCTTCCTGACCATCTGTGAGAAGTGTATCTACCATACTGCCAAATAATAGGGATGGGGTCTCTAACTTGTCATAAAGTTTATCCAAGTTATCAAATCCTTCTCTATTAAATCTGGCTATAGTGGAATATGAATATGCAGGGTCTGCTCTATACTCTTCTTCACTTACTTGCCAAGAAAGGTCATACAATGATTTTCTTTCCATCAATAAAACTCTTCTTCAATTTCACAATCATCAAAGTCTTCATTATATATGTCATCCTCAGGTATTTCCAACTGAGCAATATACATATCTACTTCAAACTTTAACCCGCTCAAATCCTCAAGATTCACCTTTAGGTACTCTTCTTTTGGATTATCACTCTTCAAACTTTTCCTCACCTTGTATATAGCTGAGTCTATTAACTCTTTCAGTGAGTCAAAGTTTCTCTCACTCAGGAACTTATACCCCAAAGGAATGTCTCTTTCAGGCAATGAGCCAATCAATGCCTGTATTCTCTCTACTGGCTTACTCATAGTCCTTTGATAATTTCTATGGCTTGCAACATCTGTCTTATATTATGAGGTTCAAAGAATATGTATCTTACCCTATCATTCCTTTCCTCAAGTGTTTTGAGGAACATTTTCTTCTTGATAGGATAAGTATCATTCTCCTTACCCTTGACATCAAAATAGATTTTATAATTACCTTTAGTAACCACAAAATCAGGTGTATAAGTAGTACTCAATAATGCTCTTGTCTGTAGCTCAAGAAACTTACCATACTTGCCAGCCCTTATCTTCTTAGGAGCATACACCAGAGTATTCTGAAGTTTGACTCCCTCCCAAAGAGTGATTCTCTCACTCTCATAGGAGAAGTCAAACCCAGAAGCTTCAAGCTTTTTATAACAAGAACATTCAAGGATACTCTTAAATTTGATGCTATTGTATTCAATGGATGTAGCACCCTTTATTTTCTTGTTATTACTTTCCATCTTTACTCTTGAACATGTCTTTTAGAATAGGCTTTACAATTCTACAAGCAATCTTTGCATCCTCAATAGTTCTGAATGCTGCAAAGTTTCTGTAGTTCTTGATATAAGCCTTTTTAGCTTTTGTAATTCTGCCATCCAGCATAGAGATTACAAAAATCTCAGGGCTGTTCTCAATGTGGTCTTCATACTTCTTGTCCAACTCAATGGCAATCTCTCTGAGTACCATAGAGAATGCAGCAGCAGGAAGAATTGAATCCACATTATTGAGATAGCTATAAACCTTCTCAGGTTTCCAACCAAGTCTGTCTGCAATCTTCTCAATATAGAAGTTCATGTCCATAGGAACTTCACCCTTTGCATGATGTCTACAAAGACAATCAGCCTTATGAGTACATTCCTTCATAGGTGTCAGCACACCTGCCTTAATCAGTTCAGGCAGAGTCTTCTCATTTACAATGATTTCCTGCATAACAATCCTTTTACCAAAGAGGGTATCTGTTACACCATGCTTGATAAGTTTGTCACCCATCTCAACCTCTTTACCATTTTTTAAAATAAATTTTTCCATTTTCTTTTTATTTTTAGGAAGTTAATATTTTTGATACCAAGTTATTGGCACCCCATACATTCTTTTTGTCAGTTTACTGATTTGTTCAAATACTGTATGTGGCATTGCTCCGCCTGTTCTTGCAAAGTACGAAGGATGATTCTCTTCCAATATAGTATTGAACTGCTTATTGATATAAGGCTTGAATGTCTGTGCCTGTTTACCAAATAAGACATAAAATATACCAGGCTCATTCTCAGATAGTTTCTTCAATAGACTTGCTATGAATGGTCTCCATAGCATTACATGAGAACCTACCTTGTTCATTTCTACTGTGAGAGCTGAATTAATCATCAAAATTCCTTGCTTTGCCCAACTCTCTAATGTGGGGTCAAAGATAATACAATTATGTGGAATTTCAAAATTTATTGCAGCTTCTTTTACTATTTGTAAAGAAGGAGACAAGTCTTCATCTCTTGTCTCCTCCTTATTGCCAAATAGTATTCCAGTAGCTACTCCCTTCTGAGGGTATGGGTCTTGACCCAACATTACAACCTTGAGCCTGTCATAAGGACAAGCCTCAAATGCCTTGAACACATTATTTTGTGCAGGACAAATAGGCTTTCTCTTATATTCTGGTCCAAGTTTGCTCAATACAGATTCAAGTTCCCTCTTATCTATTACCCTCATCCATCTGCCAAAATACTCTTCAAGTGTCATAACTGATTCAGCACATCATCTACATTATCTACAAGTATTTGATTCAGCACATCATCCGAGCATTTTTGAGGAGTTGGTTTGGCAGGATTTTCTATGAACTTACTTACATCATCAATCAGTATTTGAGGCTTAGTTCCTTCAGGAATATTACCCATGAAAAAACCATGAGTAATGGCTGGATTAATGTGTGATACATCGTGTGATACATGGAAAGGAATAACTTTTTTAAGAATAGACTTGTTTATCAGACTATCACCTCTCAAGAATACCTGAGGGCTTACATGAATCACAGGTTTGTAATAAGACATTACTTGTCTACTCCAATATTCCATTCTTCTACAAGCAATGGTGTATAGAAGCAAGATATTGAAATCCTTATCTAGTATAATTCCCTTGCCCCCATAATATACCTCTCCTTTGCTTGTTGTAATCTTTTGCAATCTCCTATTAAAGTTTGTTCTTGAGAAGAAGATACTTATTATATTATCAGCAGTTCTTGCTGTCATATTGTCTGTATTCACATACATTGGAATGACTATCTTACTTGCATGTCTTATATACGGAGACTCCAATTCGTCTCCAACCACATGCTCTACAGCAGACCTTGCAAAGACAGGAACCTCAATCTCATCTGAGGACACATCAATTACAAATAATCTGTTGAAGGCATTATGATTGTCAAGTGTAGTTTCTGTACTAGATACATCTACTACTGTTGCGTCATTACACCCAAGAAATACTCTTGTCAGAGTGTTTGCACATCTTAAACTATACTCCATTATGCTTCAGTTTTATAATACATAGTTTTTGCACTGTATGTAGTGTAAAATGGCAGGTCTCTATCAATGAGAGGCTTACATTGGTTTGCTACAAAATTCACAAACAAATTGACCATCACAGATGCAATCATGTTAGCCATGAATGTAGTTTGCTTGTATGAACAAATTGTTGCATCTGCCTCTATATCAGAGAATAAGAACTCCTTCTCATATCTATTGATATTGAACTTATCATCTCCTTTGATACAGAGTACTTGGAACTCTTCTGCTGTCAATCTTCCATCTATATACAGACAATTAGCTCTTTCTGCTTCTGACTTACTTCTTACATGGTCTGACCACTTATTGAAGAAAATCTTTCTTGCAGTCATATTGTCAAAGCCACAAATCATGATGTCAGAAGCATCATTTGATTCATCAAAGCTTTCAGGAACTGCAAACACACTATTGTAGTCACAGTATTTGCTAATCATGCCTAAAAGAGCACTTACTTTAGTACTTCCTACATCTTCTCTACTATACAACTGACCTGACATATTGACAGTTTCAACTACATCAGGGTCATAAATAAAGAGTGCAGCAGGTTTTATTCTTGCCAATAAGAAGCCCACATAACTGCCAATGCCACCAACACCTGCAAGTATAACAGTCTTTCTCCGAATTGCTTCATACCAAATGGCAGAGCTAAATCTTGAAGTAGACTCATCTATGAGCAGTGAACCAGAGTTTGTGGGAATTTCATTGTGTGCTTCTTCAACTGCCTGTGCTAATAATTTTTCCTCTTCTTCTGAAAGAGGAGAATATTCTTCACTGTCAGGAAGAGATTCAATAGGCTTTTCTTCTGTGCTCTCATGATTTCTGATTTCCTCCAGAACTATAGTATAGTGATGACTATTAAGGTAATAAGTTGCACCACCAATAGATAATATGTATGTGTGAGGGACTCCCTCATGAGGCTCTATTGTTGCATAAGTAAATCCTTCCCTTATGAGAAGAAGAATTGAATTAAGCTCTCTGGCATTCACATAAGATATGCCATTTGCCTCTTCATGGGACTCAACCATATCTATTGCACTCTGGGCAACCTCCTCTACTGCAGACCTGATAGATTCTGCAACTTCAGGGTCTAAACTACTTCTTTCTTCTTCATTCATACTAAATATTCTTCTAAAATGTTAATGTATTCTTTGATATACACATTCTCAGGCAACTTGGTAAGTTCTTCAATGATGTCATGAGCACACAATGCAGCAAGCCCATCATCATTCAATCCCATATCTTCAAGAGCCTCATCTTCAGTGAACCAACATAGGAACTCAATATATCCTTCAGCCCATGTCTTGAACAATTTCATTCCTTCCTCACCTTTACCAAATCTTCTCTCATAAAGAGGGACCATACCTTTTACCCATTTCTCAACATCAATCTTACTTGCATTAGGAATAATGATGCTTCCTGTAATCAATTGAAGAACAAGTGATTTGATAGTTTCCTTATTGAACTCTATATAACCATAGGGTATTTCATCAGAAATCTTATTGTCAATATAGTCTGTATCAAAAGAAAGCTCACCTTCACTCTTCTTGACAATCCTATTGGCAGGACCTATTTGACTTGTGTAGGATTGTGTTACTTTCTTACCAACTTCAGGGAACAAAGTGCCTTGCTGAGGTTTACCACCTTTCCAATTACCATACCCACCAGCATATGCAGGTTGTTTAAGTGTAAGTTGTCTTGCTTTCTCTGCTTTGGCTTTCTTGATTTCCTCAAGTCTTGCTTTGAGTTCTTCACGAAAGGAATCTTCATTTCTCTCAAATTCAATCTTCAGGTAGAACCACTCAAGTTCTTCACTCTCTACTGTATAAGTTTTGGTATCTGTCACTTCCTCATCCTCAAAAGTAGGATAGGAAAAGTTTTCTGTGATAGTTTTTGTAGCCTTTACTTTTCTTGTAATGGCTGCTGTATATGTACCTTCATTATTGATAATTAAAGATACAAAGTGATTTCTATCCATACCTTCTTCCTTCAAAGTAGCAGTATCTGTGCCACTGAAGAAAGTACTCATATTATTGTGAGAGTGAATAAGTCCCATCTGACAATCAAGTAACTCAGGATTACCAGTCATATAGCTGATTACATCAGAAGACATATCAAACTCTGTATAAGTAGCAGTCCCAACGTCCATGACATAAATATCCACACATCTGATAGCCAAAGTGCCATCTTCAAATCTCCCTTCTGGTTTATAGAAGAGAGTGCCAGACCATTCCTCTTTCCAGGTTTGCTGGCATATATATCTTATCTTCTTCTCAACCTCTTCAGGTATAATCAGCTTAAAAGTATCTGACTTCTTCACTAATTCTATTACCTTCTTGGTCTTTTTGTTCTGTTTTTCCATATCTATAATTAATTACACGGAGAATTTTTGATAATATGTACAATGCTGTCTTAGTGTTGAGTATGACGGACTTATTATTCTCCTTCACTTCCTTAAGGTCTGTAATATTGATGAGCACATCTGTACCTTTAAAAGTACACATTCTCTTACCATTGTAAGCTGCATATGAATTTGCATTGCGATAGTATTCTTCATAATAAATTCTATTATTTGCTATGATACATTTCTTCAATACACCGACCCACTTGAGAGTGTTAAAGGTATATCTCAATTCTTTGTTATTGAACTTCTTATTGTACCAATCAATGAACTCATTACTGATTATAAGTATATACTCAGTATAAGACATACCAATGGAGTAACTCCCATTAGCATAGTTGAACTTCAGTTTACCCTGCTTGATAAAGTAGGAAACAAAGTCTTTAATCATCTTTTTTAGACCATATTCATAATAATCAAGACGATTAATTACTTTGAATACACTTTCTTCAGCACTCATATTTGAAGTACCAAGGTTTTCCAATCTATGATAAGGAACTCCTGCAATAGACTCTACCTCAACATACTTGCTCAATTCAAGGCAGAATAACTTCCATATATCAGGGTCAAATTCCCTACTAAGATTGGATATAGTAGCATTGATGGGACCATCTCCTGTACATGGAGTCTGAAACAGAGTGAAGTTACTTGTAGGAATATCACTTACATGAGAGTGCATATACCTATTACTGATATGAAGATAGGTATACTCAGACCTGTTAAGAGCAAAATAACCATTTATTGAGCCATTGTGAAGTACCATAACCTTTGCATACAAATGATTAATATCCACAAATCTACCATGCTCATTGGTAATTCTCACATGAGGAAAATGCACAAGTATGAATCCTGTACCAAATTTTTTACATCCTATATTGTTCACCATCCACCTGCTACAAAGTTGGTTGAGGACTAAATCAAGTACCTCACCTCTAAGGTTAGTTAAGGACTGCCCTCCATAAATGTTGTAATCCTCCTTGCTCATACCAAGTGAATCTCGTAGAGCATACTCAGAGATAGGAGTCATATCAAACCATAACTTGAGTTCATCAACACTCATAAATCCCTGCATATCTACTTTATCTTCCCCAAAGAAGTCATTGAATATAGCCAACACTTGATTAGGCTTATCCATAAGTAGGGAATGCAGTTCCTCTATTTTACTTTCTATTAATTCATTCATACAGAATAAAAAAAAAAATAGGTGGGGGACATTTCTATCCATCCACCTATTAGTTAAACACTACTTTGCTTATCTTGCAAAGTCAAACATTCTGTCAATCTCATTATCAGAGTAAGGAGATGTAGAAGAAGATTTGTAATCTTCAGAAGTAGCTACATTAACTTTGCCACTCAGAATATCTTTAATTTCCTCTGCTTCATCATCCTCAAGAGTAGCATTATCCTCAAGAATAGTAATAAGTCTGAAGAGTGCAGCTCTTGCCTTGGTATCTACACATTCAGTAGTATCAGATTGCTCCTTAGGCTCTACTTTTGCAGGAGCTTCCTTCATAGACTCTTCCTTTGTAGGAGCAATAGGTGCAGGTTTTGATGCAGACTTTTCATTTATAAGTGCAATAAGGTCAGCAGTTTTACACATGGTAAAGTTCCTGCCAAATCTCTTCATACACTCTTCCTGTAAGCCTTTTAATTTGATTGCAGCATAGGCATCTGCTCTGCTCATATCTGCACCACTTTTGATTTTCTTGTTAGTGTTAGTGAGCATGAATACTAACTCATTGGTAGTCTGACCCTTATAAGGCACATCATGAGGAAGAACCGAAGCATCATTCTTCAATTCTACTTTGGAAGTACCTTCATAGAAGGTCATACCATCATATTCAATACCATTCTGTCTCAAGTCAGCTTTCAATTCAGCCAAAGTAGTAGCTGCTGACATGATTACACTCTTCTTCTGATTTCTCGTAGAAACAACTGTAATTTTTCTTGCTTCCATATTTTCACTTTTTAAAAATTAAATTTATACTATTTTTTTTTTGTTATCCTGAATTAACCTTTTATACCTTAAAGGGTAAATCATCCCAATCCTCTTGTGGTCTAGAAGAGTTAAACAATGGAGTAATTAATTCTAACCACTTTTCTTTACCTAAAATTTTGAAGGCATCACTAATATCTTTGCCTTCATCATCAAATTTAGGTAATACTATATTAGTGAACCCAGTTGATGCTGATAGTTTCTCTCCATCTATGAGACCAGCTTCATCATTATCAAATAAGATAAATACTTGCTTGTATCTTCTTTTGAGTTCACTAATAGCAGTATCACTCATTTTGTATCCCTCACCTTGAATAGCCAAAGCAGGAATACCAGTATTAGCCCACAGACAAAGTGCATCCTTGAGAGATGAGCAGATGCATATTCTCTCCCCATACTCAGGTACTTTTGTCCATAGGCTTATTACTGATGTGTCGTGTTTGTTACTCCACTTGTAACCATCCTTATTGAATGGTTGGTAAATCTTGAGGGTAACCTTACCCTCTTTATGCTCCACATAAGCATAGGCATATCTATCAGCACCAAACACATATTTATGACCATCTTTTATGACAATCTTGTGTGATATGGGGTAAACTTCTGCATATTTAAGCCATTTTAAGGTTATCCCATAGGATTCCCAGTACTCAATGTCATATTTCCTCCACTCCCTAACCTTGCATTGAAGGTCAGTAGTCTTGCTATAACTATTTGTAGTCATTATATTACAGGGAGTATATGATTTAATATGAGAACTTACCTTAAACTTGGACATATCCTCATTAACTCTCTCAAGAACCTCTTTATAACTGCAATTCCACATCTGACCAAGCAGGTCAAACAGACCTCCTCTATCTCTTGTAGATAAATCAGTGTAGAATATTCTCCTGCCATCAATAGAATATAAACCAAATGATGGTCTTCTGTCCTCCCTTAGAGGAGAGTGAATTACACAAGGAACCTCTGTGATATCCAAGTAGTATGACAGAATATCTGCCTCTGTCACTCTACTTAGAATGTCTTCAAGGCTCACAGAACTTTTACCAGAACTGAATGCCATATCTTATGCCTCACAAACTTTATTATTTATCAAACCAAGGAGAGGGAGCACCTGCACTTGATGCACAAGATAGTATATCACCATCATCTGCACTACCACTGAAATCAGTGGACTCAACTGTATACTCCTCCAAATCACACACACTGAACTCTGTAGTAGGATAAGCACCAGCAGCCTTTCTCTCCTGCAATTCCTCATCCAGCTTGCTGTAATCAGTGATATTGTTCTTCAAGAACTTCTGAGTATAAACAGCCTGATACTGCTTATTGTCATCAGTAGTTCTTACACCGAACATACACTTAACCTTATTCTTAGGCTGAAGTGCAATCACATTTCTTAGCTCAGAGAAGTCTGCCTTGAAGTAGTCTTGAATCTTGTCAAGTCTTGCTTCTGCCTCAGACTTGTCTTTCAGTTCAACTACTTCACCATTCTTCTTTCTGTAAGACTTGTTAGGGATATTCAGATAAGCTTTGATAAAGCCAGTGAGTTCCTCTTCACCAATAAATGCAGGTCTGAAGTCAGCAGGCTCAAACCAACTAAGACTTTCAGGTACTGTGCCTGCCTTAGCATCCTCAATAGGAAGCCAAGTAGTCTCACCATACTTATTGATTACCTGTACTTTGCTACCATCTCTGTTGTATCTTACCTTTTTAGCAAGGAAGAAAGATACCTTAGTCTTCATGTCAATGCCGTTGGACTTCTCAGGGTCAGTCTGCACAATGAAATCAAGTCTCACCTGAGGCACTTTATACTTAGCACCTTCCTGACCAATTTCAGTCTCACTCATATACTCAGGAGCATTCTCAAGTTCTGTGTCATACAGCTTTTCAAGCTCTGCTTTAGAGGGGTTCACTGCCAACACAAACACAGGAGCAACTCCAATGTATCTCTTTACTACATTACCTTCTGTAGATTCTTTACCAGTGGCAAATGCCATAAACAATTTATTAGTCTTATCCATATCTAAAATTGATTTTGATTGTTGTTTTACTTACTCTGCACCTGCAAAAGGAACTTCTCCTGTTGCTTCACCAAAAGGATTAGTAGGGTCAATAGGTGCTTCCTCACCTGCCTTTACTTCAACCTCAGGAGCTGTCTCAGTGTCATCCACCTGCTCAGCAGTAGCACCTTCAATATCCTCTGCTGCAACAGGAATTACAGTCTCAGGATATTTCAGTACATACTTAGTAACCTTTACAGGCTTGCCATTCTTATCTACTGCACTAGTAGTTTCAATAACCTTTTCAACAAGGTCTTCAGTACCATAACCACCAGTCATGGTCTTGATAGAAGCCTCATACTGCTCCTGCATAGTATCAAGCTGGTTATACTCAGCCTGAAGAGCATCAATTTGCTCTTTCAGCTTTGCTTTCTTAGATACCATAGGATTTACACTCTGTGCAGTTCTCTTGATTGTTGCAATCTCAAATTTACTAAATTTTCTTGTTTCCATGTTTAAATAATGTTTATTAATTGTTTTTGTCTTAAATTCACAATATCGTGAAACTTTATCCATAGATTTCTCTAAGTTTCTCTACTACCACAGACAAATCATTAGGGATTTCATCTGGGAGGTCATCCAATGCTCCAAGACTATCTTTAGCTGGATACTCTCCATCAAACTCCTTAACAAAGTGCTTGATAGGTTTCTTATTCTCTGGGTCAAATCCTACCTTACCAAAGAGAATAATATCAAACTTACCCTCAGGAGTAATGTAATCATCTCGTATATAATCATAGTGTTTTTACTAGAAAGTTAATTACTCTTTCCACACTACTTTACCTCTATCTTTCGATAGGTACTGACTATCTTTTATTCTTTATATTTCCAAACAAAACCTGCTGATTTTTTAAAATGTCCTTGACAACATCTCATTAAAGATGATTTATCAACATTATAAAACCTAGCAGCTTCTGCGCCGCAACCCCATTCTTTTAAAAATTTACCATCTAATGAATATTGAAGAACTGATTTTCCTTGCAATTTAATGATTGCTTTTCTCACATTTTCAACATGAGAAAAGGATTTCTTTTTTCCTAAATTTCCTTTAGAGATTTTAAGCTTTACTTCTTTAGGTCTATGAGTTCCTAATAAAGTCTTACTTCTAGCTAAATTAGATTCTGGAGAAAAATGCATATTTTGATTACCATCTCCTCCATCAGTTAAATTAGTAAGATTAAATCCCCATGTTTTAAATTGAGAAATCCAATATTTTTCCCAAAAATCCCATCCCTTGATATTAACCACATCTAACTCTTTAATTAGAACTTTATCCCCCTTGTTTAGAGTACTATTTATCCAATTAGAATTGTGATTGTGATAATACCCGATAGCTGCATTTCTTTTAGCTAAAGTAAGATGTCCAGATAACCTTTTATTCAAATTTTCTGTAGTCTTCCCAACATATCTTATATTATCAGGATTAGAACTACTACTTAATGTGTAAATTTTAACTTCCATATACCTGAATTTTTGTGCAAAGATACACAAAATATTTGAAATAAACAACAGGTAAAATAGAAAAATGTTGTAATATAAAGAAGACCCCATTTCAAACACTAGTAATTAACTAATGTCTTACTTGCACGATTCTGCAATAGTCGATGCACACGCCTACTAGAATATGCCTTTCTAGCTGCTTGGCTCAGGATTACCATATACTTAGTACTTAGGCTTCCCTGAATTAGGGGTAACACAGGCAGACATTTGCTACCATCTTACCAGTGGTCTTGAACTTATAAGAAATAGAATCACCATTCTTATCCTTATACTCCTCATAGTGGGCACAACAAATGATGTTCTTATCCTCTGGAAATCCCTTAAATGAGTCAAAGATAAGACCCATACCATATCCAATCTGCTTAGGAGTATCCCAACCACCCCTCATAGCATTTGCCATATAGAAGTCCTGTGCAAGATAATTAAAATCATCAATGATGATATTCTTGTAAGGAGACTTCTTAAGCATATTTATAATCTCTGCTATTACTGCAAATCTATCAAGACCTGTAAGACCATCTACCTGGATTCTATTACCTGTAGTAAGAGCATTAGTGTTAGTAAGCTTCTGAGTAGGCTTGCCTACATTCTCTACACCTACTACACCACTAATCAACTTGAAGTTTGGATTAGGAACACCTCTACCAATACACTGAATCACATAAGTTTCTTCAGGATTAAGTCCCTTAATACCAAGCTTTTCTCTACCACAATAAGAAGTGGTCTTTCCAAATCCTGATTTAGCAAGAACTAAAATTTTAGCCATTATTATACTTTATTTTACTGTTATTATTAACAAAGATTATACTAATCTCTGCAACTTCTCTACTACTTTCCTCACTGCATAGATAAAGAAAGATTTATTTGTCTTCCTTCCCTTGAGAGATTCAATATAGTTATATACCTGCTGCAATCCTTCCTTATCTTCTGGTCTAGGTAATTCATTGAATGTACTTACTGCACCATCAAAGAACAAAGGGCATATCTGACCACCAGCACCATAATCTCTATCTTCAATCACTTCCATGAATCTGATATGATTCCTGAACTTGGTTATGTCATATCCCTCATACTCTCTCAGCCCATACTTGAAAGGGCTGTACAAGCCAATAACCATGTTGGCATCTCTTGTGGTAGTTTTACAATCTGCAAGACCATCAGAAGAAGGTTTCAACTTATTCAACTTTTGATTCTCAATGCCTTCTTGTGCTTGAGCCTGATGTTGAATGAGTACAAAGATGTAACTTAACTGATTTCTGAGTGTAATGCCATATTTACTCATCTTATCAATAGTCTCCATCTTCTTCATTCCACTCTCATTAGTCAAGTTAGAAGCATTGTCTATGATGATTATCCTATACTCCTCAGGGTCATCAGGTGTATAAGGATTGATAGGGTCAATTACCTCAACCTCTCTCAATTCATCAGTCAGCTTGTCCTTCCTCATCTCCTTTCTGAAGTTCAAGTGACCATGTGCAAGAGCATAGTCTCTACAGTACTTGTTGATTCCTGTAGGATTCCTCTGGTCATCCGCATATATCACCATATTCTCAAATGCCTTGATATACCTTTGATACCTCTCAGTCTCAAGCAATTCAAGAATCTTCTCATCAACAGGATGGTCTTGGTCAGTACTCTTTAGCTCAGTAGGAGATATTTCTATCCCATCTAATCTGAACAGCAAATGGCAAAGGAACTCATTATACTTTTCTTCTGGACTCATCTCCAAAGTAAAATAAAGTACCTTTACTCTCATCTCAGAATGTTCCAATGCAAAGAACAAAGGCTCATAGATAAACAAATAGTCACAAAACTTGGACTTACCAATCTTCTGGTTGGCTGTTACCACTATGAACTTCTTCTTCTCAATGCCTGGAACCCATCTTCTAAATCTCACAAAGGGAAAAGGAATACAGTTATATAAACCCTTCTCAACTCTTTCCTTTCTGACCCTAAGATTGTGCATAACTTCTTGAAATGTGCTCATACTAATTTATGCTTGAAGTCCAGTCATTTCTTAAATCCTCTTCCTGACCAGCATTCTCAATGTAGCTGATTAATTCTGAGCAACCCTCAACCTCACCATTTGCACCAACCTGCTCCTTGAAGATAAAGTACTTCAGTAATCTCATATACTGATAATTACCATTGAATCCTTGCACATACTTCTCTGTTGCTTGGATTATTTGCTCATCAGTAAATTTGTTACCATACTTCTTAAAGAACAGTTTAAGTCTCCTTACAATTAAGGTTACTCCATCTGCCCAATAAAGATTAGTGCCATCTTTCTTGCCTTTAGGAAATATCTCTTTGAGTCTTGTAGCCAACTGAATCAGCCTATCCTGTGGCTCATGCTCTTTATCAGAATCCATAATGACAGAATCAAGCACCTCACTACCTTTGTTTGTAAGTCTCCAGCCTACTTGCTGGAACAAATCATTTCTTTCTGCTGTTATAAGACCTTTCTGAATCAAAGCCTTTTCTGCCCTCTCTAAGTTAGCCTTATTGTGTATTACCAACATCAATAAAGCCTCATCTATGGTTATGCCATTCTGTTGGGTAGCCTTCTTATTTAAGCATACTGTTGTCATAGCTCTAAATCTATTAAGTTATCAACTTCAGTTATGTACTCCTCATTGATTCCTTCAAGAACATTTTCCAGATATTCTGTATCCCTCGTATCCTTGTAATAGAATATGAACTGAATAGGGTCAGTAGCCCTTAGACTACGACCAAACTTCTGTACAAATGCTCTCTCCTGACCATCAAGTTGTACAATCACACCAGCCTCAATATCAGTGAGATTCTGTCCTTCCTGCAACATTCCAACAGCAAATAGATTATCTATCTTCTTAGTATTGAAGTCATCTATGATGTCTAAAGAGTTGTCTTTCTTTGAGTGGATTGCATTCTTACCACCAAGCAACTCAGCCTGTTCTATACTTGTACAGAAACAGATAAACCTCTTGTCTTGAATCTTGTGTAGTAACAGCCTTACTGCCTGAGTTTTAGACTCCCCAAGGAATCTCTTTCTCTTTGAACCAACCTGAAGCCATTTGTTCTTAATGAACTCTTGTCTGGTTCTAAAGAATTGAATCCTCCAATACTCAAATTGGTCAGATAGATAATCATACTTCTGTTGTTGTGTACAGGAAATTTCCAGTGTCACATTGGGGTACTTGTTCTTATTCTTCAAGTACTCCCATCTTTCATGGAACTTGCACTTGTAAGTGACTCTCTTTTCCTTCTTACCCCACTCCTCTATAATTGTACAATTAGAGTATGTATTATCAAGAGTCAATGGAATAAGATAAACTTTGGGAGCTGGTAATATTCCCCACTCAATAGCCTGTTTGAGAGTAACCTTTGAAGTAACAAATTCTCCAAAAACTCCAGTTACAGCCTGCATTACTTGGTCAGGAAGAGTAGCAGATAGCAGAATTATGTTTTTGGCATGAAGTTCAGTGAGCACATCCATCCTCAAATCAGAGCCAAGATGATGAGCTTCATCAAAGATAACCAAATCCCAATAACTATTTCTATACTTATTTAATGAAGCATAGCACTCCATTACCACATTGTCTGTCTTTAATCCCCACCTATCAAACTCTATCTTCCAATTGGACTTATGTGCAGTTTCTGCAACTACCAACAATACATTGAGGGGTTCTTCATGCTCCTCAAATTCTTTATCTGCCAGATAATTAGCCATATCAATAGCCATTTTGCTCTTACCTAATCCTGTGCACCATTGTAATGCAACTCTATTGCTTCGCTTAATTAGTGGTAGAGACTGTATCTGTAGTTCTTCTTTTGTCATATTGATTTACTATTCTTTTCAACTTATTAATGTACTCAGGGTCTTCTGCATACCCTATATCTGATAAAAACTTATAATAGTCACCTGGGGGTTTATACCTATCCTGTATGAAATCAAGATAGGCAACTACACTCTCTGACCAGTGGTCAAATTTATAG